ATTGGTGCCGCCCTGTACCTAGAGGCTCAGGTCATTTTTCAGCAGTCGCAAACCCTTGTTCCCGTTCGTTACGGTATTTTGCGTGGCTCTGGGACTGTTGTTCCCCCTACTCGCGGGGCGCAAGGCATTGAGGTTGTTATTGGTTACGGTGGAGCGGCGCACCCTTACGCTGCGATTGTTCACGAAAACTTGCGTAGCCGTCACGCACCACCGACTTCGGCTAAGTATTTGGAGACCCCAGTTATGCAGGCAATCCCCGGTTTGCTTTCCCGTGTTGCTCAGCGGGCCGAGTTGTTGATGCAACTATGAGTATTTTGGAAGCGGTTGGTCAGTACCTTGAAGACCAAGGTTTTGGTGTGCAGGGTACAAACATTTGGTTGAGCCGGATGTTACCTGACCCTGATGTTTCTGTTGCTGTGTATGAGTACGCTGGTCGCCCCCCGATTGAGACGATGAAGGCTGGGTTGGCTATTGAGCAACCAAGTTTGCAGGTTGTTGTCAGGGCTGGTAGGGATGATTACCCGACGGCTCGTGATAAGGCTGAGGACATCCGCCAGTCGTTGTGTTTAGTGACCGACCAAACCCTGTCCGGTTTGCGCGTTTTGCGTATTATGCCCCGAAGTTCGGTGAACCCGATTGGGTTGGACGACAAAGACCGGCCCATGTTGTCGGTGGATTACGAAGTGCAAATCGCATGAGCGAGCATCCCAGTGACCGTCAGATTGCTGAGACGGCTTTAGCCGTGTTAGAGGCGGCTATCACGCACCTGAGCGAGTCGCGTCAGGTCATTACCGCGATGCTGATTACCCAGCCTGTGGAGGGCTGTGAGCATAGGAAGCGCATTGACATTGTGACCGCTGGTGACACAAGCCAGTGGTTGTGCCCAACTTGTGGTGAGCAAAGTGGCTGATGCCTACGGCAAGGGAGCGCAGGTAGATGATAACCCGCGCTGTTGGAGATGTAACCGCATGTTGGCTGTCATGTTGACGCGCCCATGGATTGTTCGTTGCTCCCGTTGCAAGGCACAAAATAATGGTGGCGGTACAGACCAAATGGAGCCAAAAAGTCAACCGTAGGTTGTAAAGTTCCTTGTTGAGGTGGGTATTGAACCCACGATGGAGGAATAGTGACCAACCTTGATGACGCATTGACCGCTTTGTATCAAATGCCAAGCGCAACATACAAATGTTCAGTTGCTCTTTGGCTTGAAAGTCTTGATGAGTCCGATAAGCAAAAGATTACTAAGGTCGTTGATGACCCTTTGGTTCCAGCCAGCAGGGTGTCTAACTTGTTGTCCGAGTTTGGGTGCCCCAAGTCTCAGAACTTGCGCCGTCATCGCCGGAGGATTAGTAGCCCATCCGAGGGTTGTCGGTGCCCTGTATGAGCATAGATGACGCTTTGGATGAGTTGTCTGCGGCTCGGAGCATCGCTCACCATGAACGCGCCCAGCGCTCGGCCCCGAAGGGCTGGGAGGCTGGTATTGACGCCTCAGACCCGAACTATGTTCTCATTACCACTGGTGCCATCCCCCAGATTGAGGCCGAGGATGATTGGCGTGCAGTAGCCGAAACCATGATGCAGATACCTTCTGGGTACCGTGTCAGGCTTGTTGAGGCTAAACACGACCCCGCGGCTTGGCATCGGGATGAACAAGGTGAGGACGCTGTTACGCGCCCCATTTGGCGTTACCGTTTTGTCGTTGAACCGCATCTTGCTTCTTTGAGCGCTGACGAGATTGTTTCCGAAATCAAAAAGTGGAAACCAAATAAGCGCAAACTTCCAACAGGGTCTTGTGCCTACATTATTGCCCCCGGCGATTTGCAGTTGGGCAAGATTGACGGTGGTGGCTCGGCTGCGATTGTGGAACGCTTCCAAGAGAAAATCCTTATCGCTGTGGAGCGTTTGACCGAGTTGCGTAAGTCTGGACGCGATGTTGGTGAGATTGTTTTGGCTTTACTGGGTGACTGCATTGAGGGGTACAACTCCCAAGGCGGTCGTCTTGCTAAGCGCACTGACCTGAGTTTGACCGAGATGGTTCGGGTGTATCGGCGCCTTGTGTTGTGGGCCATTGAGCAACTTGCACCGCTGACTGACCGGCTTGTTGTGATTGCTATTCCGGGTAACCACGATGAGGCTGTTCGCATTGGCAACGACATGGCTACTTCCTATGACGACTCTTGGGCGATTGAGGGTGTTGTTGCGGTGCAGGATGGTTTGGAGAAGCACTCCCCTGTGGGATTTTCCCACGTTTCGTTCGCTTACCCAGCCAAAGATGAACTGACCGTCACGTTAGATGTGTGCGGAACTATCATCGGGTTCGCCCACGGTCACCAGTTCAAGGGTGGTTGGGAGAAGTGGTGGTCTGGTCAGGCCCATGGTTGCCAGCCCATTGGTGATGCAACTTTGTTGATGGCTGGTCACCTTCACCACTTGCAGGTCATTTGGGGCGGGACTAAGACCTTTATCCAAGTTCCGGCTTTGGACGGTGGGTCTGTGTGGTGGAGGCATCGCACGGGTCAGGACTCTCCGGCTGGGCTGGTCACTTTGGTGACTCGTGATGGTGCTTGGTCAGACATGAGTGTGTTGTGAGCCCACCGAAGGCTGTGAAGGTTCTTGGGATGAAGTTCCCCATTGTTGTGGGGGGGGCGGAGTTTGACCGAGCCTTGCGCGAGATGGGTGATGAGGGGGAGCATACTCGTGGTGAGGTTTTGGCTGGGTTTTGTGTGAGGACTCGGGAGACCGCTATTTACATCCGTGGGGGGATGGATAGGGCTGTGGAGCAGGACACGGTTCTGCATGAGGTGTTGCACGCTTGTTATTACGCCTATGGGAGCCCTTTTGGGTGGATGGATACCGGCTCTGGTGGTGAGGCTGACCGTGAGATGGCTTTGGAGGAGGCTGTGGTGCGGGTCACAACGCCCGTGATGTTGAAGGTTTTGCGGGACAACCCGAAACTGGTGGCCTACCTGACCTCCTAACCACGGTGTGGTATGCTTACACCGTAGGAAAGGGGAAACCATGGCATACGCTATCGGACAAGAAAAGATTTGTCCGCCCTGTGGCATGACCGTTGTTTGGGCCGAAACCCAAGCAGGCAAAAAATACTTAGCCGTTGTGCGCCAGTGGCAGGGTGACGAAGGTGGCAAGAAAACCCTTCTGCCAGCCCACCGTTGCCAGCCTGACGGAAAAGAAGAAGAACGTGAAACAGCCAAAAAATCCTTGCAAGCCTACAAAGATGCCGAGGCGATTGCTCGGGGCGAGTTCCCCAAGGGAGTCACGGTCAAGGTTTACAAAGGACGCAAAGTCCCCGTAGGGACACAGGGTGTCGTCTTCTGGACTGGGAGCGACAACTGGGGCAACACACGGCTGGGCATCAAAACCGCCGAGGAAGAAACGGTGTGGGTACCTGCCGACCACTGCGAGATTATTTGAGAGCGCTTTCGGCCTGACCACATGGGCTAAACTGACGAAACAACTTCACACATAAGTGCCCAAGTGGCTCCGTTTCGTCCTTTCCTCGTGACCCTTGTGTCTTTAGGCGGCTCGGGGTTCCGCTGTACCCGAGGAAGGACGACAAGTGGCGAAGTCAAAATCTTATTTAGCGGTGGATGGTATTGACTATCCTCCGAATAAGCGCGTTGAGGCTGGCGAGGTCGTTGACGACCTGCCCTCAACCTCAATCAAATGGTTGCTGGACTGTGGCGCCATCACTGAAATCTCAGATGTCGCCCCCACGAAGGATGAAGTCTAATGCCAACTTTCCGCCACGGTAAATCCACAAAAGTTTATTTTGACAAGTATGACCTGAGCCCCTACTTGAACGATGTTTCTGTTCAGCAGAGCGCTGACGCCTCGGAGACGACCGCGTTTGGTACCTCTGCCAAGACCTACATCGCTGGTCTTCAGGACGCTAAAATCACGGCTAAGGGCATGTTTGATGGTGTCTCCACTGATGGAACTGACGTAATCCTTCCACCAACGCTTGGGTCAACCTCAGACTCCACACTTTCCTTTTTCCCTGACGGTTTCATTGACGCCTCTGCTGGTAACGCCCGAACTGCAAAACTGGCCCGAATACTGTCCACTTCCTATGAAGTATCGTCCCCAGTTGCAGACATTGTTTCCATCTCTACTGAACTACAAGCCGATGGCCTAGTGGACGATGGTGTGCTGTTCTTCGCGGACAAGTCAGTTTCCACGGCTACCACAACTAACAGTGGCTCTTATGACAACACAACTTCCACCACCAATGGCGGTGTAGCAAACCTGCATGTCACCGCTAACGCTGCAACGGGGAACACAACTTTCAAGATACAGCACTCAGCGGACAACACCACTTTTGCTGACCTTGGAACTTTCACTGTCGTGCCCACAATCACGAAGACCAGTGAAAGATTGACCATCGCAACAGGAACAACCGTCAACCGCTACGTTCGGGCTTCGGCTATCACAGCCAACACGGGCGCAGTAACCTTTACAATCGCTTTCGCTCGGAGATAGGAGCAATAATGCCAACTTTTCGCCACGGTAAGAACACTGGTTTCAAGTTGAACGACTCGGGTGGAGTCGTTCGTACTCTTTCAGACCTCATTGAGGATGTCTCGTTCCCACGGAGCGTTGACGCTTCAGAAACAACCACCTTTGGTACCTCTGCCAAGACCTACATCGCTGGTCTCCAAGACACCAAAATCACCATCAAGGGTAAGTATGATGCTACGGCTACCACGGGTATTGACACCATAATCCCAGCAATCATCGCCGCCCAAGACACGGGAACCATCACTGTTGGTTCAGCGACCCCACCGAACACCGCCAACACTGTTGGTTTCTCTTACGCCCCTGAAGGCTTTACCAGCACTCGTGTTCTTTACACGGGTCAGGCCCTCGTCACCTCATACGAAGTTTCTTCGCCTGTTGCTGATGTTGTTTCCTTCAGTCTTGAACTGCAAGTCTCTGGTGCTGTCACCAAGGGAACTGTTTCATAAGTAGTGTTGAACCAGTGGCCTCGTGCCCAACGTGACCCAACCCGTGTCCCAATAAGGAGAAATAAGTGAGTATCCGCGAAACAATCTTTGCCGCCAAGGACATCCCGTCCGAAACTGTGACCATCTCCGAGTGGGGTGTCACTGTTGAAGTTCGGGGCATGACTGGTGCTGAGCGCACCCGTATCTTGGAGCAGGCTGTTGACCAACGCACAGGGCAAGTGAACTTGCAGTTCGTTTTCCCTGAGATTGTTATTTCATCAACCTTTGACCCCGAGAGCGGATTGCCCATTTTTGAGGCAGGCGACCGCGAGGCATTGTTGTCTAAGTCTGGTGTAGCCATTGACCAAATCGCCAATGTGGGGATGCGGTTGTCAGGTTTCACAGGCGAGGCAGTTGATGAAGCGGGGGAAGGCTCCTCCGCCACCCTGAGCGCAGGTTCATCTACGAACTAGCCGAGTCGTTGGGGCGAACCAGAGAGGAACTGTTGTATGGCTCTGGTTCGTTCCGTCCGATTTCATCGGTTGAGTTGATTGAGTGGATGGCTCTGTATCAAATCAGAGCGGCGGAGCAGAAAACCGATTAGGCGAAGGAGGCAAAAATGGCAACAACACTTGATGTTCTAGCCCGTCTTCGCGCTGATACCTCGCAATACACCTCTTCCATGCGGAGTGCGTCTGCCTCGGCTACGCAACTCGCCCGCGCTTCCGAAGGTGTTGGAAGCAAATCTAAGGCGGGCCTCGGTGCCGCAGTTGGCATGATGTCTCGCCTCACGGGGGTCGCCACGATTGCTGGTGGTGTCATTGGGGGATTGTTTGCTTCCTCAACCCTGCAAAAGGGTTACCAGCGTCTAACAACCATCCAAGACGCCACAACACAGTTGACTGTTTCGTTGGGTAGCGCCACCAAGGCGGCTACCTTCATGGACAAAATCTTAGCCACTGTAAAGGGTACGCCCTTCAACCTTGACCAGTTCGCTGACGCTGCCTCGCAAATGGTTTCCCTTGGTGCTAACGCCAAGAAGGTTCCTACTTACATGAACGCCATCGGTGAGGCTGCCGCTGGTAAGGGTCGCCGTGCGGCTGAGTTTGTGGGCCGTTTGAGCGCCGCGTTTGGTCAAGCGTCAACAATGGGTCGCATCACTGGTGACACGTTGATGCAACTGGAAATGGCTGGTGTCCCAGCGACAAAGATTTTGGCTAACTCGTTTGGTAAGACCACTGAAGAGTTCCGCAAGTTGGTTTCTAAGGGTGCTGTTCCAGCCGAAGTTGCGATGGATGCTTTGTCTCGGGGCATTATCAAGGGAACCACTGGAGCCGCGGGTGCAACGAAGGCTTTGTCGGGCACGATGGCTGGGTTGCGTAAGAACCTCACTGGTGCTGTTGGTGGTTTGGGTGCTTCACAGGCCCGCCTCGGTGCCGCGATTATCAAACCTTTCACTGGTCAGTTGGTCACTGGGTTGAACTTGGCTGCTGACCAGATTGACAAGTTCACGGCAAAAATCAAGCCCATCCTTGAAGGTATTTCTAAGTCCTCTGGGATGAAGAAGTTCATGGCTTACCTACAAACACTGCCAAGCATGATTGAGCAGGGATTGAGTATCGCTGCGACTATGGTTGGCGCTGCGTTCAAGTTGTTGAGCCCAGTTATTCAATGGTTAGTGTCTAGTCTTTTCCCAGCGTTGTGGGGCGCTATCCAAACTGTTTACCAAGCCTTCGTAGCAGCATACCCATCTATTTATGCTTTCTCCCAAGCGCTCATTAGTTCACTTGGCAAGTACGCCCCAGTAGTTATCCGCATTGTTCGTGATTTAGGTAATGTAGTTGCTTTCCTTGTGAAGGTATTTGCTGGAGCCCTAAAGGTTCTCACCCCTGTTGCTCCAGCCATTGTCGCTATCACCGCCGCAGTTGTCGGCGCAAACATAGTCATGGGTATTTACAACGGCATCGTTGGGTTTGCTACCACAATAAAGGCCATTTTTACCGCCGCTACTTACGGTCAAACCACAGCCATCGCAGGAGAGTCCGCAGCGACACTGACTTTGAGTGGGCGCTTGGCCTACGCCGCTGGAGCAACGTGGGGTTTCGTCACCGCCAAATACGCAGCCTTTACTGCCATTTTGCGGAACATTGGTGTGCAAATCTGGTATGTGTCAACTCTTACAGCGGAAGCGATTGCTAGTAGGGTAAGTACGGTGGCGACTTGGCTTGGGGTCACCGCCATAAACGCCCAAACAGCCGTGAAGAACTTGGCTATCGGTGCAAACATCCGTTCCGCGGCAACTACGGTTGTGGAAACTGGTGCCAAGATTGCTGCGACAGTTGCCACGTTTGCTTTGACTGCGGCGGTGGCGGCACTGAACTTTGTTATGTCAATGAACCCAATCGGTCTTATCATCATAGCCATTGTTGCCCTGGTAGCCATTGTTGTAATCGCCTACAACAGATTTTCTTGGTTCCGCACTGGTGTGCAAGCGGTTTGGAACGCCATCAAAACAGTTGTTGGAACGGCGTTGCGATTTATCGGGCAAAGCATTGTTGCGTATTTCACTTTGTACCGAACAATCATCGTGGGTGTTTGGAACGCCATCGTGGCTGTGTTTAGGTTTGCTTTCAACCTAATCCGAACAATCGTTGTCGGTTACTTCAACATTTACCGAGTCATTTTTACGGCTGGGTGGAACGCTCTCCTAGCCGTGGTTCGTTTTGTTTGGGGTGCCATTGTTGGGGCGGTTCGCTTTGGTGCGAACATGATTGGTGCAGTTGTTTCGTGGATTGGTGGCGCGATTTCCCGTGCTGTCGGGTTTGTGCTTTCCCTACCGGCTCGTATCGCTACCGCTGTCGCTGGGATTGGTTCTTGGCTTTACAACGCTGGTAGAAACCTTATTCAAGGATTTGTAAACGGTATCCGTAGTCTTATTTCTGCCCCAGTCAATGCGGTCAGGGGTATGGGTGGGTCAGCCCTGCGAGCCTTGAAGAGCGCTTTAGGTATCACTTCACCGTCTAAATACACCATGACAATGGGTAAGTTTGTTTCCCTTGGTTTAGCCACTGGTATCACCAACGCAACCCCACAGGCAGTTGCCGCCTCGCAGGCTATGGGGAACGCTGTTGTTGCTGACTTGAACGGGCAGACCGCTCGCGTAGCCGCAGCAGCCTCCCAACTGAAGTCCGCTGGTTCTGGGGCTAAGCCAAAATACTATGAGCCGGGCTACAAGAACCCCAAGTATTCTTATGCCGATTTGTACGGGCTTCCCGGAAGTGCGAGTAGGGCTGGAGCCAAACCTAAAACACCGCTGGCAGCCAATGGGAAAAAGCCATTGTCGGTGAAGGAAATGCAGGCTATGGGTAAAAAAGCCGCAGCCGCCGCAGCCAAGGCTGCTGACCCTTTTGCTGGGTTGCTTGACATTGGCAAACTTGGTGGTGGCTCCGGTGGTGGCTCCGGTGGTGGCTCCGGTGGTGGTAAGGGTAAGGCTAAGAAGTCTGGGTTTGATGCTGCATCCGCAACTATCAAGGCTGTTCGTGAAGGCATTACCGCCCGCATAACTGCGGCTAAGGCTGACATCGCTGCTATCAAGCAGAAGATGACGGAAATGTCTAACCAAATCCGTGACTCCATTGTTGAGTTTGGTTCTATCACGCAAACGAAACTGCCCACGGGTATGACTGGTGGGGCTAACTATCTTGTGGCGCAGATGCAAAAACGTGTTGATGATGTGAAGAAGTTCCAAGCCCAAGTTGACCAGTTGCGTAAGGCTGGGTTGAATAACACTTCGTTGCAGGAGATTATCAACGCTGGGGCTGTGGAGGGTGGCACGATTGCTGCGAACCTTCTTGAAGGTGGTAAGTCAACTATTGGTCAGGTCAACTCGCTTGAAAAGCAGTTGGCACTCTCGGGTACTGCTATTGGTGGTACCGCGGCTACTTCGGCCTATGGCGCCCAGAAGGCTTCTGCACAAAACCGATTGAACGCCCTTCAGGGTAGTATGCAGGTCACTAATAACAACAAAACTATCAAGGTGGAGAAGGGCGCAGTTTCCGTGTCTGTCAACGTGGGCAATCTGAAAGACCAGAAGGCTGTTGATAAGGCTGTGGAGGCGGCTGTGAACCGTGCGTTTACCGCTTTGACCCGTACTTTGGCGGCTAAGTCGTGACCATCGGTATTCAGAACCTCACACCAAATAACTACCAATACATTGACACCGCTTCTTGGAGAACTAATGCTGGTGCCCTCACCGTACCAACTGGGCCGAGTACGCGCCCCAACGGAACTGATTACGGCAAACTTGGTGACGATGTTGACACAACTTATTTTTACAATGTTGCTACTGGTGGGCGCTCCATTGGTGTGACGATGAGTAGTCCGTCTTTGGCTTCGGATGAATACATCCGGCGTGTTCGTTTTGCTATTCGGGATAACGCTGGCACAACACAAAAAGTCGGTGCCGCGATTGGGGCTTACAGCGCCTCTGGCGCAACTTGGATTGACTCGTACACGACTTATTCTGGTAGTTCTAATGCTGGGTCTTCTCCGCGTTGGCGGTACGGTAACTGGTTGGAAACTATTCCTAATCTTGGTATCGCGTGGACGGCTTACAAAGACTACATTTATGTCAACTTCGTTGATTACCGTTTGACTGCTACTGCTCCTCGCTTTTACGAGGTTCGGGCTCAGGTTGAGATTGCTAAGAAACCGAGCATAACGATTATTTCTCCTAGTGTTGGTGAGGTTATTACTACAACTGACCATCCACAGATTGGTTGGACTTGGAACCCAAATAACACTGTTGATACAACAGTTACTTCTTGCAACTCTTCTGGCACAACACGAACTCTTGGTTTTAGTTATGGTGATAGCGCGGGTAAGTTTGCTATTGGCGACCCGATTACAGTTTCTTGCGGGCTTGTTGGGGTGGTTACAGCCAAGGCTTCCAGCGGAACCACGAGGACGCTTACTCTAAATACAGGTCACGGTTTTAGAACTACTGGTAGCCCATTAGGTAAACTCAATGTTTCTATTGGCGACTCAAACTATGACGGTTCTGAGTTCACCATTACAGCCGCTACTTCTACTTCCGTGTCTTACACGGCTAGTACCACCCTCACACAAAGCCCCGCTGCATCGGTAAGCCCCACTGGCACCGCGACGGTCACTGATTATTTGGAAATCAACCCAGTAACCATCACTAGCGTTGCCGAAACCTCAGTGACTTACACGGCAAGTAATGGTTTATCTACCAGTTTGAGCCAAACCCCTCCGGCTGGGGCGAAACTAACTCTCACGCAAACAGCGCCCCAAGATACTTGCACCTACCGCATTGTTGGTAATACGAGCGGTCGCACTTACTACATTTACCCAGATGCAGAAGTTCGCCTGACTTCGTTCATCCAAGTTGAACCTTTGCCCAACGATACTTACACTTTGTACGCAACTGCCGGAAAAAAGATTGACCGTTTGTCTGACCCTAACAGCATCACTCCAGCATTGACTGTTTATTCTGATGAAGCAACGCAATCGTTTGAGATTTCTGTCACTCCCCCGACAGCCCCCACTTTGACAACCGCTTACAACGCTACAACCAATGGTGTTGACATTACGTTGCAGGGTCGCGTGAACATGGTTCCTGCTGATACTTCTAACCTTGAAAATAGTATTGGTGATTGGGTTGCTTCAACTAACGCTTCATCTCTTGCCACTTCCACTACTTCATACGCAGACACTTATTCTCTTACTTGGGTAGCAACTGGCGCTGGAACATCTAGCGTAAAAACTGGTCAGATTGACGTGTTGCCTGACCGCGTTTATTACGCTAGTTCCTACATCCGTGTTGCTACAACAAACCAAACTCGCCTTGATTTAGCGTGGTACACAAGTACGGGTTCTCTTATCAGCACTACATCTGGAACCGCTGGTGCTAGTACCGCTAACACGTTTATGGCTCGTACTGTTTCTGGTACCGCCCCTCCCACGGCGGCTTACGCCCGAGTTATCCCAGTGCATGTTTCAGCGCTAACTTCGGCAGTAGCCTTCGTTGATAGTGTTGGTATGTGGGCTGGTGCTAGTGGGTACACAGACATGGGAACAACCAACCAAGGTCTAACGCTGGAGCGTTCCGAAGATGGTGGAACAACTTGGCTCACTGTTTACACCACTGAGGCTTACCCAAACGGTCTTCTCACAACTCCGCAATACTTTGCGTTCACTGATTTCTATGTTCCCCGCGCCCAATCTGTTTCTTACAGGGCTATCCAAACTGTTACCACGGCTGCTGGGTATGTGAGGAGTGCTACAACCACCACCACTGCGACAACAACTAACGACCAACTGTGGTGGTTCAAGCCTCTTGGTAACTCCGCCCGCAATACGACTTCTTCAGCAACGCTTGGTGTGCGAGGAGGTTTCACCAACAAGATTGAAGAACAAATGGGCACGTTCTGGGCCATTGGTCGTGACCGCCCAATCGTTGTTTCATCTGCTGTTGGTGGCGAAGATGGAAACCTAACTTTTGTCATCACTTCCACGGCTTCGTGGGATTTGCTTGTGCCTATTTTGGAACATGCCGGTTCAATCTATTTGCAAGACCCGTTGGGTGGCGAAAAATACATCCGCATCACGTCTCGTTCTTGGCAAAACGGTGGCACGCTGGCTCGCCCAGTCCGTGAAGCAACCGTGGATTACATTGAAGTTAGCGCCCCGTAATGTTTGGAACTTCAGTAGCGTTCAGTGACGCACTCAAAAATAGCCATGAGGTTATTTCTTACTGCGAGATTTGGGATGACACCGGAAAAATCGCAACGGTGTACCCAACTTCTGGTTCGGTTTCCTTTGATGCAAGTGCATCCGTTCGGGCAAGTGCCTCTTTCACCTTCAATGACCCTGACCCTGCCGGAGTGGACTCTATTGTCCCCTCGTCCTTATCAGAACAACTAGCCCCCGGTTCGCACGAAATCCGCCCTTTTCGTGGTGTCAGGTTGGTAACTGGTGACGAAGTTGTTCCGCTTGGTGTTTTCCGTATCACCAAAACTTCTATTGCTGAAGATACTTCTGGGGTAACTTTGTCTTTGGAGTGTCAAGACAGGGCGGAAAAAATCTCTGCCACTAAGTTTCTTGACCCCTATGTTCTGACCGCTGGGGTGAAAATCACAACAGCAATCGCTAACCTCGTTGGTTCTATCGCCCCGTGGTTGAGCCAAGATGACATCAACTTTGACCCCGCGCGTTTGTGGGGTGCTAATGAGGTTGAGCCTGTCACAACTTGGGCTTTGGTTGATGGTGGTTCCGGTTCTGACCCGTGGGGAACCATTGTTGCCATGGCTACCCAGTTCGGTCTTGACATTTATTTTGACCGTAGAGGGGCGCTTACCCTCCGCAAAATCCCTTCTGAGGACAACCCAACTGTTTCCATGCGCCTTGTTGAGGGCGATGATTGCGTAATCTTGTCCAGTTCTAAGGATTTCAGCATTGAAAATACGTTCAACGGGGTGGTGTTAGAAATGCAATCATCAGATGGCACCACTGGGATGCGTTCTGTGCAGTGGGACTCTAACCCGTTGTCCCCAACTTATTACCTTGGCTCGTTTGGTCAGCGCCCCGGTTATTTCACAGCAACCATGGTTGCTTCTCAAACTGACCTTGATGACTCTGCCAAACGCTTGTTGTCTAAAAGTCTTGGTATGACTGAGGCCGTGTCTTGGACAATGATTGTTGACCCAAGACTTGACCCTTTTGATTTTGTCAGCATTGTTCGTGAGCAAACGAAGACTAATGATGTGTTCATTGTTGATAAACTTGAAATACCTCTGGCAGCATCGGACACCATGTCTGTGACCGCCCGAGCCAAGAGAGCCGTTGACGTGAGTGATGGAGGTAGCGGTGATGGGTAACCCCATTTATTCTCTTGCTGATGTCCTAAGCCCAAATACGCCTTCCTTACAGTGGAGGCAGGTCACGGTAGTTAGTGTGCAAACTGACAACACCATGACGGTGCAGTTTCCAGGCGCCGTTGATGTAACGGCGGGCGTAAAATACTTCAATAATGCTTTTCCTACCGTTGGTAAGCAAATGTGGTTGGCTCGCCTTGGTCTTACTGATTTTATTGCTGTTGGTTCACCAGCAGATAAGGCTCCCTTGCCAATCTGTTATGTTCGTAAGGGAACCGGCACCGTTTTGTCTGCGGATACCGCTACGCAAGTCAACTTCAATACTTCCATTGTCAAAACAGACCCTTATGGTTGGTACGACACCGCTCAACCCACTCGTGTTACGCCCAACGTGCCTGGCTGGTACAGCGTCACTGGTGGTGTTGGGTTTCCGAATACAACAACCAAGGACTTTCGGCAGGTTGCTCTTATGGTTGATGGTAACTATTTTGCTGTCCAGCGAAGTGACATGAGCAGTGCTTCGTTTTTTGCGACTGTTTCCTCTCCTTTTTACTCGGACGGGACTAACTATTTTCAGTTAGACCTGCGTTCAGGCTCGGCTACGACCGCTACAATCGCTATTTACTCGCAGTTTCTTACTGTCGCCTACATGGGGCCTTGATTATGTGGGATGCGATACAAACTGGTCTCACCATTTCTTTGAGTGTTCCGCTCATTATTTGGGCCGTGCGCTCGGTGCATAGGAAAAATCAGCAACGCATACAAGACGATAAAACTTTCCAAAAAATGTTGGTCGCTTTTATGGGTAGTGAGGACGACCCCATTTCTGGGCAGAAAGGTGAAGAGGGGATTTTTCAGCAGTTGCAAGACATCCATACGCGCATCGGTTCCAACGGGGGCTCAACTTTGTTTGAGAACTTGGCGATAACACAGGAACAGGTTTCCCGTTTGCATGAGGAGCAAAAAGTGGCTGGGGTTATTCGTAAGGAAATGTCTGACCAGATTGACAGGGTTGAGTGGCGGGTGGAACAGGTTTTGGCTGACCTTGAAAGGGAGCGGAACTTGACTCGTTCAGTTATTGACGCCCTTGGTGAAAATGGCATCGTGGTGGATTTTGGGGCTCAGGGAACTGACCAAACCTGATAGCATTTTGGCATGACTGAGACCCCTGATGTAACGAAGCAGACCGCTAAGAAGACCGCCCCAGCCAAGAAGACGGCTGAAGTCAAGCCTGCTCCTAAGCCTGCTCCTCCAACGCGCCCCAACTTAGAAGATGGCGCTCGGGGTATTCACGTTGTTTTTCTGGAGACGTTGTTGCAGGCCCGTGGTTTGTATGAGCGCTCCAACACCAGTGGTATGTATGGCACAACTTTGATGAAGTCTGTGCGTAAGGCTCAGTCTCAGGCTGGGATGAAGATTACTGGAAAGGTTGACCAAGCCTTGTGGGCTTGGTTACAGAAGTAGAACTGGGCGCGTTGTTCCTGCGCTAAGGTTGTGTTGCGGTTGGTCACCGCATGGGTAACTCCCTTCGGTGAAGGGGGGGTGTTGTAATCCAGCGCCCCCCCTTTGCTTATTCCTAACTAAGGTGTGCTAGTCTTCCTTTTGACCGTTTCTATCTGGGGAGAACCTATGAACAAAGAACAAGCCAAAGCCCTGCGTGAACCCTTTCCTGCCGAAGTAATCGGGAAACTGCCTAAGGCTGGGGTGTTGCTTGACTACGTTGGGCACGCCGCCACGACTGACCGCCTTCTCCAAGTTGACCCTGACTGGACTTGGGAACCGTTTGCCCTTGACCACCTCGGCCTCCCAGCCGTGGACGAGCGGGGCAATCTTTGGATTAGGTTGACCGTGTGTGGCGTCACCCGCATCGGTGTTGGGGATGGCAAAAACCCCAAGGAACTTATTTCTGACGCCCTTCGTAACGGTGCTATGAGGTTTGGTGTGGCCCTTGACCTGTGGTCTAAAGAAGACCTGTCAGCCGTACACGCCCAAGCCGATTACTTGAAGTTGGTTGCGGACTTGCCGAGCATTACCGACTTAGACGTACTCAGAGGGCTCTACAACGAAGCAAACCGCCAAGGGTGGACGGATGACCTTCATGCAATCCAAGAGCGTGCAGAGGCCGTCAAGAGCGCTCAGAACCCATCATCTAAATAGTGGTGTAGGGTTCGCTGGCTGGTTGAACCAGTATCGGGCAGTTACCTGACCGCCCCCACCGATTGAGGCTGGGGGAAGATTGTTTCCTTGGGAGTACCCCATGTCGCACGTTGAGTCTGATTTGTATTTTGCCATCATCCCTGAGTGGGTGTTGTTTTCCGACATTTCTCCGATGGCTGTGAGGCTGTACGCGGTGTTGGCACGCCGAGCCAACAGCACTGACCGTACCTGTTATCCGAGCCGGAAGACTTTGGCTAACGACCTGAAGGTTCGCTCGCCCCGAACTGTGGACGGTGCTGTGGACGAACTTGTGGAAATAGGGGCGCTTTCCGTTACTGGACGGGCCACGGACAGGGGAGACCAGACCTCCAACTTGTACCGCTTGGTCGTTGTACCCCCTAGCAAAATAGTGCTAGACCCCTCGCAAGATACTGCTAGACCCCCCTCGCAATCTCCTGCTCACGAACCAGAGCCATTTCTAACTAGAGCCATTGAAGATAAAGAAGCAGTTGTATTGGCTGTTGCTTTCGGATTTGATGATTTTTGGGCTACATACCCAAGGCGTCAAGGAAAACGAGCAGCGATGAAGGCTTACCAAGGGGCTGTGTTGCGAGCCACTGAAAGTGAAATCCTCAATGGAGCGCAACGCTTCGCCCAAGACCCGAACCGCTCAGACCAGTTCACACCACACCCAGCGACTTGGTTGAACCAAGACCGCTGGTTGGATGACCCACTACCAGCCAAAGAGCGCAAAATCTCTGGCACAGCCATGTATCTTCAATCTACTGACCCTTTCGCCCCATTGGAACTTGAACGATGACACCTGATGAAGCCTCGCTACTTTTGGCTGTTGCCTCAGCCTTTGACTACCGTATGACACCACCCAGTGTTGACGATGCTCGCATTAGGGCCCGCGCTTGGTCAGAAGTTTTGGATGACGATTTAGATTTCCAAGACGCCCGACAACTTGTGATGCGCCACTACGCGGAGAACGATGAGTCCATGACCCCAGCCCGCTTGAACCGCTCGTGGCGACTGCTCCGCAAAAAGCGCAAGGACGAAGCAACTCAGGAGCGCAACCGTTTGCGGGAGATTGAAGCCGACTTGGTTGCCTCACCGATGCCCGATGAAGTTCGGGATTTGTTGCGCCAACTAGGGATGGAAAAGTGAAGTGGGTAGGGTTCGCCAACCAACTGCACCTGTTTGACCGCTCCACAACGCAGTACCCCATTTGTGGGGTTGATGGCTATTTCACGACATCTAAAACCTCCAAAGTTCCTTGCTCCTCGTGTGTCTCGGCCTTGTTCACGTTGTTGTCGCAGGCAGTGAAGTGAAACGCTCGCCCATCAAGAAAGTCTCTGACAAGCGCAGGGCAATCATGGTGGAGCGAAGGAAACTGGTGGCTCGGCTACTCATGGAGCGCCCTTGGTGTGAGTGCTGTGATGTGACCCCAGTTGGGGTGAACCCGCCCCGAAGGTCAGTTGATTTGCATGAACTGGTGAACCGCTCACAAGGCGGGGACATTTTGGATGAGTCCATCATCATGTGCATCTGTCGCCAGTGCCACTCGTGGATTACCACTCACCCAACCCTTGCTAGGGAGTTGGGTTTGCACATGAAAAGTTGGGAATACAAAACAAACCCAAGTTAGTGTATGCTGTTGGCATGAAAACGATTATTCATGTCAACCAACATGTCATCAAAAAGAACGCCAAAGACTCGGAGAACAACCCAGTCCTGACGGTGAAGACGTACAAAGAAAACCGATACGCCCACGAGGTGGAAATCCTTGACGAGGCTGGGAACATCATCGCAACCATTGTGTACCGCCCCGAAAAACCATTGTCTTGTGGCGCTCGGGTCTGGATTGAAACAAAGAACGAGGTAATCATCAGATGAACGGCTTGTACCCCTACGCTGGAACCAGTGGTTGGTCTGGGAGTCAAACTTCCCTGCTCAGGGCCCTTGACGAAGACGCAAGTGGTGAGACCGCTGGTCGCCAACGCACCGCCCTTGATGACCTCGTTCAGTCTGGTAGCCGCGGGTTGACATGGAAAGAACTCGGTGACAAGCACGGCTGGCACCACGGAAAATCTTCGGGCGTCCTATCGGTGTTGCACAAGGAAGGTCGCATCGCAAGGCTGACCCTGCAACGAGACCGTTGTGCTGTCTATGTCATGCCAAACAACTTGGAAGGGCGCCCCACTTCAGCGCATAGGTCAACCCAAGCATCCAAAGACAAACTGGTCGTGGAGCAGTTGCGTGGCTTGGCTGAAAAATACGTTGGTGACCTGTATGTTCCAATGAACGAAATCCTAGACATCATTGAGAGGTCTTAGTGCTAACCGGAAAAATCGCTGAAACGGACAAGGGTAAGGAAATCAACGACCTGAAACCGTCCGTGAAGATTGTCAAAGACCCCCCGCCCACTCGGGAAATCCAAAACATTGACAAGGCTGGGAACCTCAAAACGGTCACGGAAACTGTGACCCGCGCAACGATGCGCCCCCGCTACACACGAACCATGGTGCTGAGGTCTCACTCTCGTACTTGGTGGCGTAAGATTTCTTCCTAACCACAGTGACCTAGGAGTCCAAGTTGTCAACCGAAAATGACCTCGCTAAAGCCCGACTAATCACGCAAATGATTAGGCAACACAACACCTCAATCCAAGAGTTGTTGGAGAAGCGCCGTGCGCTCGCCCTAAAGATGCGTGAAAACGGTGTCACCTACTCAACCATGGCCCAAGCCTTAGAGGTGTCCGAAACAATGGTCTTCAAGATTTTGGCTGGAGACGAAGGACGAGTACCACCTAAGTTGGCGTGAGCATGAGCCTGATTGAAAAGGTAGCCCTAAAAAAACTGAAGCCCCACCCATCTAACGCACGGCTCGGTGACGTTGACGCTATTGCCGAAAGCCTGTCCAAGCACGGTCAGTACCGCCCCATCGTTGCCAGTGTAAAAACTCGGCATGTCCTTGCTGGTCACCATGTCTTGCAAGCGGCAACGAAACTTGGGTGGACTGAACTGGAAGTCTCTTGGGTTGACGTTGATGCACAGGGCGAACTAAAAATCCTGCTCGCAGATAACCGAACTTCGGATTTGGCTTCGTACAACGAGCCCCTACTCCAAGACCTACTTGGAAGTTTGGACAGTTTGGAAGGCTCAGGTTTCACTGAGGCCGACAAAGTTGAACTTGACCGCATGATTGAGGAAGGCTTCACGGATGCCCCGTTGCCAAACCCAGAACCAAACACAGACGAGAAAAAAATCAAAGTCAGCATCGCCCACCACAAGTTCGTCATCCAAGAAAGACCGTATGCGCTGTGGCGTGAAGGCGTCATCATCCAAGCCGGTGCATTGAAACTAACGCCCCAAAAATACTTGCGTTCCTGTTTGATGCTCCCCGAGATAAAGCCAGTGGAAAAGCAATCGCCCCCAGAAATCTTCCACTCCACCCAAAGTGTGCGTTTGTCTGAACTGCGTGTGTACCCCGACAACCCTCGGGAAGGCGACATTGGTGCCATCAGCGAGTCGTTGCGCGTCAACGGGCAATACCGCCCCATCGTGGTGAACAAGAAAAACAACCAAGTCCTCGTTGGAAACCACACGTTCATGGCTGCCAAGGCTTTGGGCTGGGAGGAAATGTCCGCAACTTTTGTTGATGTTGACGAAGAGGAGGCCCGCAAAATCGTGTTGGTGGACAATCGCACCTCAGACTTGGGGCGCTATTCCGATGATGGTTTGCGAGCGCTACTGAAACAAGTCAACTCCTACGAGGGAACAGGTTTCACACCTGAAGACGTTGCTGACTTGATGGACGGAGCCCGAGGCAAACCAAGTTACCCAGTTGGTCGCAGTACGGCTCGTATTGGTGAGTGGAGTATCCGAGTCAGTGCCGAGGAGATGGCACAGTGGTTGGACATTGGCTACAAAACAAATGAGGTCATCGGTTTGCTTGGCTTGTCTGTGTTAGATTGTGAGATGGAGGACTACTAATGGGCGCCCGAACTAAACTCACACCCGAACGAGTCGCACGACTGGTTGAGGCTCTTGAAGCCGGTAACTATGACGAGTCGGCTGCTCGCTACGCCGGTATTTCGCGCTCTATTTATTACGCTTGGCTTGCCCGTGGACGCAAAGAACGTGACCGCCTCACAGGAGACGAAAAGGCTCGCCCCCTAAAATCGGAAGAACCGTTCCTTGATTTCTTGGACAAGGTTGAAGAGGCAATCGCTAAGGCCGAGGTCAGGAACGTAGCAATCATCCAGAAGGCTGGGAACACGACTTGGCAAGCCTCGGCTTGGTGGCTGGAACGCAAAATGCCCAACAAGTGGGGTCGCCACGACAAACAAGAACTCGTGGGTGATGGTGGGGGCGCTATCGCAATCAACATTTCCACTGATGACCTTGAAGCGAAGGTAGAGCAGGTGTTGTCCAAGAGGAACACACCAAGTGAGTGAGCGCCTAGTTGACCGCATCTTGCTGGCTTCACCACAGGAGCGCCGGTCAATCTATGCACTGATGACGCCCGAGGAACAAGTCGGACTTGCACAAATCCTTGACTCCGAGATTGACAACCCGTGGGCTCGTTTCGCTGATGACCCTGTTGCTTTTATTGAGGAAGGCTTGGGGGAGGTGTTGTGGTCTAAGCAACGCGAAATCTTAGAGTCCGTTCGGGTCAACAAACGAACAGTTGTCCCAGCGTGCCACGCCCCCGGTAAGTCCCACCTTGCCGCCCGCGCTGTTGCTTGGTGGATTAGTTCACACCCACCCGGCACGGCTATCGCCGTCACGACTGCAACCACTCACCGCCAAGTGCGAAACATTTTGTGGAGCCAAATCCGTAAGGTCGCTGCGAACCACAACCTACCGGGCGAGTGCCTGACCGTGCAGTGGAAGTTGCAGGGAACGGTCGCGGCTTATGGGTTCAGTCCCGCGGCTCACGATGAGACCGCTGTGCAGGGTATCCACGCGCCCCACTTGCTGGTAGTTGTTGACGAGGCTGGTGGTTTGTCCGACTTGATTGGTGGGGCCCTTGAAGCGTTGATGACTGGTGGTCACACGCGCCTGCTCGTGCTGGGTAACCCCCCAACTGACCAAGAGGACACTTGGTTTGAGCGCATCTGCTCCTCCCCGCTTTACAACATCATCCCCATTTCTGCCTATGACACCCCAAACTTTACGGGGGAAAAAACTGGTTGGTGTACGTCTTGTCCGCCCCACGTTGACCGCCACCAAATCTCTTCACACCTTGTTGACGAAGAGTGGGTCAACGATGTCATTACCGAGTTCGGTGAGGACTCGCCCTTCATTGAGGCCCGTGTTTTCGCCAAGTTCCCGAGGGCAACTGCAAACAAGGTCATCCCATTTGGGTGGTGTGAGAAGGCTGGGGATAACGAAGAACCAGTTGTCTCTGACCAAATCAAGTTGGGCATTGACGTTGCATCCGATGGTGGGGACGAGTTCGTCATCGCCCGTTCTGAGGGCTTCACGGCTTCAATCATCCACCGCTCTTCTGGGGCTGTGAACCAAAACGCTGTTGACGTTTGTGGTGTTGCCCTTGGTTTCATCAAAACGGCGTGCAAAGACCAAAGTAAACTGAACCCCGCTAAGAAGGCTCGGGTCAAGGTGGACGTGGTTGGTGTTGGTTGGGGTGTGGTGTCGTTGCTGAAGAAGTGGGGAGAAGAGGGGAAGCATGATGCGGAGATTGTTGGGGTGAACGTGTCTGAGCGGGCCATTGACGGCAATAAGTTTATGAACAAGCGAGCGGAAATGTGGTGGAACGGTCGGACTTTGCTTCAGCCTCGCCCCGATGGTTCGCAGGACGCCAAGTTGTTGGTTGACCGCAAGGTGATGGCCCAGTTGGCTACACCAACTTTTGGTAGCGATGGTTCGGGGCGTATCCAGATTGAGAAGAAGTCTGCGATGAAGCGTAGGGGTATGAGTTCGCCTGACCGCGCTGAGGCTGTCTTACTGGCGTGGTATGAACCTAAGGGTGCAGGCGCCCCTGTTGTTGCTCCGATTGGGTTGACACAGGCAAATCCTTGGAGTGGCGTCTTCTAGTCACTAACTGGGGTGTGGTATGGTTTGGTCAATGAAAGGGAGGGCAACATGCCTAATGTAAAAATCGTTCAGGGCTACGGTGGCTCAGACTACAAGAGAGTCATTGAATACACCCCAGCCGAGAAAATGGTCATTGAGGCCCGCGAGCGGGCGGAACTCCTCACGCGCCAAGCCAAGTACCACGTTCAACAGATTTTGTTGACTGCTGGGCAAGAAGCGTGGATGAAAGACCGTGACGAGGATGGTTTCGGCGCTGGTAACACCGCAACTGCACAGCGAGCGATTGAGCAGGCGTGGGATACTTGGCACTTGTGTCAACGGGAGTGCCCCACGGTTGACGAGGCTGAGCCGGAAGAGGTTGAGCCACGATACGGGCAACTGTCGCACACATACTTTGAGAGTGATGACGTGGAACTGTTTGTCACTGGGGATGTTGATTTCAAGCAGGATGCCCCGAGGTATTTCATCAAGCGTTTCAGTGTGGCTGATGCTGAGACCACGGTTGTGAGCGAGCATGGAAGCCTTGAAGATGCTCTGGTCGTGCTGGGTGGACTGCTCCAAAAGTAGCCCCCCCCCGTCTGACACCTAACCACGGTGTGCTATCCTGTGGTTGTAAGGGAGAGGGAGGTGCATGATGAAAAAAGTTTTTGTCAACACGAAGCCGATTGTGGCTTCAATCAAACAACACTCATTTGTGGGTGGAGTGGTAGAGACCACTTCCAGCGCTGTCCTGCCTTGGGAAGCGGGCACCAAATGGGTTGTCGCCTCGGGTAGCCCCCATGGCAAGGGGTTTGTTGTGGCCCGAGTGCTGGGTAAGTCTTGGACTGCCAGTGTCCCAGTGACCGAGTTCCAAGAAGCCTTTTGGTGGGAGACCGGCTCCAAATGAGCGCCCCATCTAATACCTAACCACGGTGTGCTATGCTTACACCGTAAGGCAAGGGAAGGGAAACAAAATGAGTTACACATCAGAGGCTCACGCCCAATGGCACACGGTTCATGGCTGGGATAGTTGCCCACTGGATTGTGCCGAGGTTGAGGCTCGCTGGGCAGAAGAAGCAGAACGAGCCGAGTGGACAGAACGCTATGAAGCGTTACCGCCCGAAGAAAAAGCCAAATGGGATGCAGAACTGCAAGCCTATGTGGAAGCAACTGCAAAAGAACGAGCGGAACGCTCAGCCAGAACTAAGCCCTATGTAGATGAAGGAAAGTGGTGACACGATGACGTACAAAACTATTGCTGAGATTGTCAAGGCCAACAAAAAGGCAGGCCAGTATTTCTTCAGCCCCGACACGATGGCGTTCTGGGGTTCCAAGGTTGAAACCGATGTCATTGAGGGCTGTTATTTCGTGACTTCGGAGGACAACTACGACCGCTCCGAAAAGGTGTTCAAGGTGCGTAAGGCGCTAGACAACGGGATTATCCGAACCGTGGAATACAAAGGCTTGTACGAGGACATCGGCACGTTGGACACCGCAATCGCCCATGTCTATGCGGTTTCGGCCCAAGAACGGATTGCTGAGCGCAAAGCCTTCCTGCAAGAAACAATCCAAGAGTTGGAAGGCCAACTTTGTGATTTCGCGTTGGCAACGGGCCGGTACTTGCCAGAACTGACCCCAACCATCAGGGAGTCACTATCCTCGGATTACTTAGAAATGCTGAGGACGCTAACCACAATCTCCGAAGCCGTAGAAAAAAACTAGGGGGCATCGTGGAGTTTCTTATCTTGTGCTTCGCCATCTGGGCCGTGCTGAAATACATCAAAGGGTGAGCGCGTGGCGTTGCCTGTTGTGTGAAGCGGGCGGAGTTGAAGACACCCATGAGGAGAGCCTCGTGGAATACAAAGCCCATTACAACCGACACCACACCAATGTGGTGGACATCACGAAGAACACAAAGTAGCATCGGCGCATGACCGAAGCGACCGAACTCGTACAAGCGTTGGAGCAAGAGCGGTTCCGCCCCGACTTCAACTGGTTCACAGGACGGTACACCAAGGAGCCAAGCGACACGGAGGGTCAGCAACTTGACCGCCGAACAGCCCTAGCGCAGTCGTAAGTGGTAGCCCGTTACCCAGTGTTTGAGGGCGACCAAAAGTGTGCAACGATTGACCCAGAAGCCTATTTCCCTGAGGACTCAGGTGGTCACCCAAGGGAACGGGCCGAAGACGCTAAGCGCCTGTGCGAGGGGTGTTTCTATCTGGAACCTTGTCGGGACTGGGCGATACAATACTTGGTGAAAGGCATTTGGGGAGGGATGACCGAAGCCCAACGCAAAAAAGCCCGACACAAACGCCGGATACGCGGTATCAGTTTGGACGCTGAAAGGCTCAAAGCCGAGTCAGTGGCCCAACAAAAGGAAAGACGCCGACTCAGGCGCACTGAAGGAGACAAACAAACATGAGACTATTTGGCAAGGTGTCAGTGCCTTCCTGTAAGATACACATTACGCAAGTGGGCGAGAAGTTTGCCTATGTCATCACTGAGGGGGAAAATGTTTTGGACGCTGGGTTCCGTTTCGCCTCATTTGAGAGCGCCCGCTCAGCAGCGGTGACCGCTAAGGCCAATGAACTATTTCAATGGGAGGTAGTGGTTTGAGTACCACAGACATCGTTTTGCATGGGCGGTTGACCGCTGACGCTGAACTCCGGTTCACACCACAGGGGACAGCCATCGGCACGTTCCGCATCATCACCAGCCGAAGCAAGAAGACCGACTCGGGCTGGGAGAACCTAGATGTCACGGGCTGGAACTGCTCGGTGTGGGAGAAGACAGCGGAAAAGGTGTGTGAGGCTCTACGCAAGGGCGATGCTGTCATCGTCACGGGCCGTGCGTACCAGCGTGAGTACCAAACCAAAACTGGGGAGACACGTTTCTCGTTGGAGGTGCAAGTGACTTCCGTTGGTCTGGATTTGAGGTACGCTAAGGAACCTGCTAACCTAAGTGGTGCGCCCAAGCAATCTGAGCCAGTGGATGTTTGGTCGCAACCAGCACAACTAGAAGAACCACCCTTCTAACCCCACAACTCCAACCCTGCACTACCCCCCCTTGTGTAGGTGTTGGCTAGGGGGGCTACCCGTACACCTCCCCCGTTGCCGGTAGCCCCCCGCTCCCTTTTACGCGAGCAAAATAAGCGGAAACACGGAGTATCCTTGAAATACACGGGGCTATTTGCCTCCCAACGTAGGAGCGCACAATGGGTACACCACTTAGCCTGACCAAGGGCGAAGTTTCAGTCGGAAAACTAATCACCCGCGAAGGCATCGTTTTTGGTGACGGTTCGGTGATGACCTCAGGTGTTGAGTCCGTCCCAGTTGTCACCTCACAGGTGTACGTTGACTACCTTCGTGTTGATAGTTACACGCCCAACGGGACACGGGAATACCCCTACAAGACTTTGGCGACAGCCAAGGCGAAGGCCGAAACCCTCTCGCCCTCGGGTTCTAACCCAATCCGTATCATCCTCATCAGTGGGAACACCTCAGCCACAGCCGAGAACTTGACGTTCAACAACGGGCACCTTTGGATTACTGCTGAAGCCAGTTCAGGCACCCACGCCCCAGTGCTGTTCTACGGTTCACTCACGTTCAACGGCTCAGCCTCAACCATCAGTGACAACCATTTCTCCATCTCGGGGCTGATGCTCAACGGGATTTCGGGCACCACAGTGGTCACGTTTTCCGGCACCAACCCACAGCGCTTGTTTATGAAGGATGTGTGGATTACAGCCAATGGCACAGCCCACGGTGTGACCATGACGAACACAGGCACAGCCTCATCCATCCACACCAATGACTGCAAGTTTTCCCACAACGGTTCGGGCGCTTACCACTGCATCAACATCACCGCTGGGACAGCCAACCTTGACAGCATTGAAACCTCTGGTGCGGTAGTGGGTGTTATCGGTGTTGACGGGGGCTCATGCAACTTGTCCAACTCGGAGATTGAGTCCGCTGGCGCCTACGCCATTGACGTTTACGCTGGGGGCTACCTGTCCGCGGCGAACACTAAGATTGTCACAACCGCGGCTAACTCCATCGGCATCAAACTTGTTGCAGCCACAGCCGTAGCCGCCCTTGGCAACATCAGTTTCAACGTCCCAACCAGTGCAACAACGGGGCGAGCAATAAGCGGTGTAAGTGGCAGTTTCTTGTTCTACACTTCGCTCTACTTCGTCCCAGACGGGGCGGGAACAACTACGAACACTAAGATTGACACTGTAATCACCCGAGCGGTTATCTCCAGTACGCCGTCCTTCGTGTAAGGAACCACCAAGAACCAATGACCACGCAACTGCCCAAAGGTTCATCCGTTTACATCGCTGGAAAGATGCGGGGCTTACCCAACTTCAACTTCCCAGCATTTGACGAAGCGGAGCGCCAGTTACGCGAACTGGGCTACAACCCGTACAACCCTGCCCGAGTTGACCGCCTCACTTACGGGGCTGGTGTGTCCATCTCCGCGACAGGGAGCATCAAGGACATTGAGTACCTTGGGTTTGATGTGCGCTCCTCCCAAACCAAAGGACTGGACTGGATAGGCCAAAACGCTGACGCCGTTTGTGTCATGCCGAACTGGCAACAATCCAAAGGCGCCCGACTAGAAGTCCATGTAGCGCAAGAACTCGGTGTCCCCATCATGTGCATCACCAGCGAAGGGCTCGTCCCAAGGGTCAGGGCCATCGGGCTTTCAGGGTACGCACAAACAGGGAAAGACACGGTGGCTGAAATCCTCAACGAGTTCGGGTACAAGCGGGTCTCGTTTGCTGACAACCTCCGCAAAATCCTGCTCACCATTGACCCCATCATGGAATACGTCGGCTGGGGGCTTGATGTGCGCCGAGTGTCAGACGAAGTAGAAATCCACGGCTGGGAGTACGCCAAGAAAATCCGCACACCTGACCGCCCCGAAGGAGAAATCCGTGTCCTCTTACAACGGTTAGGAACCGAGGGTGGTCGCGCCCTCCTCGGAGACAACATCTGGGTGGACACCACACTCAACAACATCCCAGACGGAACCAAAGTCGTCCTCACAGACTGTCGCTTCCCCAACGAAGCCGAAGCCATCCACGCAGTCGGAGGCCAAGTGTGGAGAGTAACCCGCCCCAACGTAGGAGCGATAAACAACCACCCCAGCGAAACCAGCCTTGACTACTACCAGTTTGACGCAAGCGTGGAGAACAAGGGAAGCCGTGAAGAACTACGCACAACGGTCATAGACCTCATGCTTGACTCAGGGCTAATCACGGACAAAACGGACACATAAAAAAAGACACGCCTAGTTTTGTGTACCCCCCGCCTAGTGTCTGACACGGCTGGTAGAGTTGGGCCAATGAAAGCGCTACAAACCTTGTTCCGTAAGCCCCGCCAGAAGTCTCTTGGTGAGCGCATCGCGGAAATGCACAAGAACCATCCCATGCCTTCTCGGTGTGATGAGGCCGGAGACCAGTGTTGTTTGGTCAAGGGCCACAAAGGCGACCATAGGTCAGCGCGAGCCTTAGTCTAATCGCAGTCCTGTCCCCCAGCGTGAGGATGAACCAATCAGTAAAACCCTAGTTGGTGTGACAGCGCTTGTGTTGTCGTTTGCGCCACTTACAGCCGTAGTTGTGTCCAATCACCCCATTGAGCAGGCCAAGCCCTCTGTGGTGGCCCTGAAGGCGTCTAAGCCGAAAGTGGTCAAGAAGGCTCCTAAGAAGGTATCCAAGCAGGTATCCCGCACCAAAGTGCGAACCCAGACTTACATCCCCCCAGCCACCGAGAAGCCCCGCGCTTCACGCTCAGGTTGCGCTTGGAACAAACCCAAGCCGTGTGGTCGTAATCAGCGCACAGGCTACGCCCTAGCCTCGGCAAGAGGTTGGGATGGTGAGCAGTGGTTGTGCCTGAAAAAACTTTGGTACAAGGAAAGCGGTTGGAGCATCCACTCCACCAACGCTTCCGGCACAGCCGGTGGCATCCCACAAGCCCTCCCAGCATCCAAGATGGCCTCAGCCGGTGACGACTGGCGCACTAACGCTGGCACACAAATCAAGTGGGGGCTCGGGTACATCGCTAACCGCTACGGCACCCCTTGTGGGGCTTGGTCACACTTTCAATCACGCAACTGGTACTAGGGGAGACATGAACCAAGACAACTACGAACCGCAAGCAATCTGCGAGTGTGGTTGCTCAGCGCAGTGGCACAACTGGGCCAACAAGACGTTGATGTTCTGCGACAACGCCTACAAAATCCCCGAGTTCACGGCTGAACCTTGTGGCTGTGATGGGTTCCAACAAACTCATGCGAGTACGTCATCCGCACAGGGTTGACCACCCACGAAGCGAACCGGCCCTTGTGAACCCTGCCAGTGGCATCGGTTCGTATCATGCGGTTCTTACTCGTGGGCTTCCACAACGGTGAACGCTCACGGTACTCCCCAAGCCGTGGGTGAGCCGTCTTAGCGAAGAACCGTTTCCCGTTACTCACATACAGCGAAGCCACCCAATCAGCCAACCTCGGTGCAATCCCGAGCCCCTGCCAATCAGGGTGAGTTACGAGCCGGTGTCCCCGAAAAGCGTCTGTGACTGTTCCACTGGGGTAGGAAAGGACGGAGTAGAAAGCAACGGGCTGTCCGCCGATGACAGCGCACCATGACCGAGCAAAGGGTGAAATGTCTCCACTGAGGTAGTGGTGCCCCTTGAAATACTCCCAGAGGGCTCCGGTGACCTCAAAAACCTGCGCCACCATTGGTTCACGATGAAGACACCCCCGAGGGTGAAGAGCCCAAGCCCCAGCATCGGTGTCAATGACCCAATCCGGCTGAAGGTAAGGCAAAACGTCACGGTGACAAGTGGCAAGAACTAGGCGCTTGACACCAGTGGTTTGGATGTAGCGGGCCAGTGAGGCCGAGGAAGCCAAAGCGATGTTGCGGTCAACCACCGAGGTGTATTCGTCAATGACAGCCCCGTCACCAATCTGGCGTGCAAGGTCAGCACGAAACTTCTCCCCCGTGGAAAGGACGTTGTACGGTTTCACCCACGTTGGAACCGATGTCAGCCCCACAGCGTAGAGTCGTTCCCGAGCATCCTCCACACTGGTGAAGTGTGACGAAATGGACTGTCCACGAGACCACTGAGGTTCATGGACTTGGTTGAAGCAATCCAACAAAGTTGACTTACCCGTGCCTGAGGCCCCAACAATGACACCGAGACTGAAATCTTCGGGTAGGTCTGCTGGAAGCAAGTAAGGGTAGAACTCGCTCACACCATCGGTTTGGTAATCAAAGTCGCCCACGAGTTGGGTGGTCACTTCGTCCATGACAACTTTGCTGGTCATGGGGTGTGGTGAGCGTTCAAGGTCAAGCCATGTGTCTGGGTAGGTCAGTTCCATGCACGGAGCATAGCGCAAACCACGGTGTGGTGGTACTGCAACACCGACACAGTGGTGAATAATAACCGCATGACAGGTTGGGTAGCCCGCGTGGGTGGGTTCGTTCGTTACCGCAACGCCGCGGGTAGGGTTCGTGGAGCCATCATCACTGGTGTGACAAGCCAAACGACACTGAACTTGCGTATCGGTAACGGGGCCACAAAATCGGTCATTACAGGCGCAACAAAGAAAACTCACGGTTCAACTAGCACTGGTGCAGGGTGGTTCAAGTAGCATGAACCTCACCGAGTTTGTCCAAAAACATGGTGACCCATCTCGGGCTAACTACGCCTCTCAGCACCCAGACTCCCTAACAGCCACAGGTAATCGTGCATACGTCCCCGGGGGCGAACGTGTTCTAGGGCTGGTGGAAGGTGAAGGGGCACCACCAGCGGATGTTGCACGCACAGTTTATGAAGACAAAAAAACCAATGAATACGCCCACGAGGCGAAGGAGGCTGTTGCTCGGCTAACGATGCCGTCAACAACTCCCGTAGAAAGGTCTGAGCAAAACAGAAAACTACGGGTTGCAGCAGGTTCGCACGAAATAGTTGCTATGCAGTTTGATGCCATCATTGGTTTTGATACCGCCACACCAGACCAAATGAAGGCTAAAAAGTGGTACGAGCAGAAGGCCAAGGAATACCAAGCCCAAGCCAACGCTGGTAGCATAGCCGAAGCCAATCGGTTAGCGGAAGAAAGTTTCAAGTAACATGGACATGACAGAGTTCGTTGCCAAGCACGGCGACCCCTCTCGGCCTAACTACGCAGCGCAACACCCAAACGGTGGTCACAGTGCCGGTACGAAAAGGATGGCTAGTGCAGGTTTCCTTACCCCCAGCGAAAGCACACCACCTGATGTTGTTGGGATGACGGTTTCTGAGGACAAGAAAGTGTTCGCACTTGCACAGCAGGCTAAAAGCCAAGGAAACCGCGCTCGTAGCGCTCAAATAGACGAACTGGCACTCGCACCCGAAAAATACAAAGAACTCAATCTTGACGCGGCCCGAGCGCACCAAAACGTGGCAGACATCTTGGAACCGAAACTGTACGAAATGGTGGATGGTGAAAAGGCTGTCAGGACTGGTTTGGATGCAACCTACAAAAAGAACTTGTCCACCTCAATAGACTGGTACAGCAAGAAAGCCATGGATTTCATTGGTGAGAGCAAGGAAAAGGGCTACATCAACGGTCAAAGGCCCTACGTTGCTTTCCCACCATACACACCCTCATAGGGTAGGCTGGGTAGCCAACAACCCAACAGCCAAGGAGCCCCAGTGAACCAGATTGTCCGCTCAGCCCTAACCACGTTCATCGTCACCCTCATCGGCCTTGTCCCCATGAGCGCCGTCCTGAACAACGATTTCTCTTGGGTGCAATCAGCCGCCATCGCAGCAGCCCTAGCCGCAGTTCGCACCCTCGTTGCCTACATTGACCCGAACAACACATCTTTCGGTATGGGCTCTGACACTGGTGTGGCAACCTCTGAGGACACGTTAGAAGCATGAGCGATTTGGGAGCCATCCTGAAGAAGGCTGGGTTGAAAGTTGTTGACAAGCCGGTCAAAGGACGCCCCCTTCCTTACGGGGAAGTGCGTGGCATCATGTTGCACCACACAGGTGGACGGAACCCCTCTGACCTTGGTGTCGTCACGAAGGGTCGCGCTGGCCTACCGGGCCCACTGTGCCAGTTGTACGTTGCCCCCGATGGGACATGGCACGTCATCACCGAGGGTCGCGCCAACCACGCTGGTGCAGGGTCGTGGAACAAGAACGGCCTAGTCATCCCACAAGACCGTGGCAACCAGTTCCTCATTGGGATTGAGATTTCAAGCATGGGTAGCCCCATCACTGGGGAGCAGTACGCTTCAGTCATCAAGGGTGTCAGTGCGTTGTGCAAGGCTTACAAGTGGAACGCTAACAAAATCATCCGTCACCGTGACTACGCCCCACAACGTAAAAGCGACATCAAAAATAGCCTTGCCACTGTTCGGTTAGACGTGTCACGCCAACTTGAAATCAAGCCAAAGCCGACGCCGGTGAAGAAATCAACGTACCCACTGCGTGGTATCAAAATCTTTGGGTACCGAGCAATCTGCAACCCCATCACCAAACTACGAACCGTGGGTAAGAGCCCCCACATCGTCACTATCCAGAAAAAACTGAAGGTCACACCGGCCTCAGGTTTCTTTGGCTCAAAAACCTACTTCGCTGTGAAACGGTTCCAGAAGTCTAAGAAACTACGAGACAACGGTTTCGTTGATAAAGCAACGTGGGACGCACTAGGCTTGTAAGTGAACTAATCTAGGGGCTAGTGCAGGTACACTGACCCAATGGATGACCCGTATGAGAACAGTCCGTTGGCTGTCGCCGCTACGAGCCTCCACGAACTCTTTGAGTGCCTACGAACCGCTGGTTTCAGTGAGTCACAAGCCCTATTTTTGGTAGGCCAAACAATGATTACATCAGATGAGGGACTAAATGGCTGACAAACTTGACATGAGCGAACTGGGTACAACTGGGCTTCGGCGCGTTGGTGGCCTTGTTCAAGACGAGTTCGTCAACGCTTTGCGTGGCGATAAAGGTCGCCGTGTATTCCGCGAAATGTCGGAAAACGATGCCATCATCGGTGCCATCTTGTTCGCAGTGGACAAGATTATTTGTCGCCTAGAGTGGGATGTGCGAGCCCACACAGACGATGTGGAAGACGAACGTGTGGCTTTCATCCAAGAGTGCTTGGACGACATGTCCGACTCGTGGGACGAAACCTTGTCCGAAATCTTGTCTATGTGCGTTTTTGGGTGGGCTTACCACGAAATCGTTTACAAGCGCCGTGGCGGGCCTGACCAGAAAGACCCATCTAAGCGTTCCAAGTTCAACGATAACAAGATTGGTTGGCGTAAATGGGGGGGAAGAGCGCAGGAAACCTTGTTGCGCTGGCAGTTTGACCCAGAAGATGGTTCCACGATTGCCATGGAACAGTTTGACCCCTCAGGCAAGGGCTTGTGCATCATCCCCATTGAAAAGGCTTTGCTGTTCCGTATTGGCGCCCAGAAGGGTTCCCCTGAAGGTAAGTCCATGCTTCGTACAGCGTTCCGTGCGTGGTACTTCAAGAGGCGTATTGAAGAGTACGAAGCCTCGGGTATTGAGCGCGACCTTTCAGGTTTGCCTGTCGCTTACGTCCCAGCGGAGTGGTTGAGTACGGATGCAACCCCAGCCCAGAAGCAAGTTGTTTCACTGGTCACTGACATTGTGCAAAACATCAAGCGCAACGAGCAAGAAGGCGTTGTGTTTCCACTCATGTATGACGAGTCGGGAAACAAGCAGTTTGATTTGACCCTTTTGTCCGCTGGGGGGCGCCGACAGTTTGACACTGACAAGGTTATTGAACGCTACGACCAACGTATTGCTATGAGTGTGTTGGCTGACTTCATGCTCTTAGGCCATCAAGGCACAGGGTCGTTTGCTTTGGGCTCGTCCAAGATGGATTTGTGGACTATGGCGATTGACGGTATTGCTAAGTCAATCTCTGAGGTGGTCAACCAGTACGCTATTCCTCGGTTGTTGCGCCTGAACAACATGGATACCGAAAATCCTCCTCGTTTGACCTACGGCGAAGTCAACCACGTTGACCTTGGCGAAATGTCTGGGTACGTTTCACAACTTGTTGGCGCTGGTGCCCTTGTGGTGGATGACGACCTTGAAGAACACTTGCGTGGGATTGCCGGTTTGCCACCTGCTGACCCTGAGTCGGCTGAGGAACGCCAACAACAAAACCAGCCACCTGCACCGAACGAGGCCCCGAAGGAACCTGAGAAGAAGGAAACCGTGGATGGTGCTGGTGCAGGCGACTCCCAAAAGGGAGAAATGTATGTTGACCCCGCCCCAAAGGACAAAACTAAGGAGCAGTAATGGCTCTGGTTGTCCGTAAGGCCAAGAAGGTCACTTACACCACGGCTAGTGGTAAGAAGCGAACCCGCAAAGTTATTCTTACCAAGCAAGAACGGCGCATCGCTGACGCCTACGCCCAAGCCATTTCAGGGTTGAAGGGTTTCACCAAGTCCCCACAGTTGTACGACAACTTGCGTGGGTTGGCCTTGGGTTCAGGTTCGGTTGACTCCGTGGTGGACTCGTTTGATTGGGCTGGGTTCAGCATGAACTTGGGTGATGTCCCCGTGACGTTGCTGAGCCAAGTTTCGGGTGAGGCTGGAAAACAGTTAGCCACGTTGCGTACAGCCCTCGGAACCGATGTTACTTACAGTTTTGATGTCACTGACCCTCGCGCTGTTGCTTGGGCTCAGGTGAAAACTGGTGAACTGGTCACCTCGGTGAAAGAGTCCACTAGGGAAGCGATACGCCAAACCATTTACGAGGCAATCAACAACGGCATTGACCCCATGGAAACGGCTCAACGCTTGACCCGTGTTGTTGGGTTGCTACCTCGGCACGCTAGTGCTGTTGGAAAGTTGTATGACAACACTTTGCAACGCCTCGTCAAGAACGGTGTGGTTGAGGCTGAGGCTAAACAAAAGGCCCGCGAAATGGCTGACAAGTACGCCACGCGCCTAGTTCGGTACAGGGCGAAGATGATTGCTCGCACAGAAATCCAGTACGCGAACAACATGGGACGGTTGTTGAGTTGGGCTGAGGCCGACAATCAGGGGTTGTTGGCTGGGGGGTTGTTGAAGGAGTGGGCTGTCATCACACCTAACTCACCCTATGGGAAGCCTTGTGAGCATTGTGCGCCGATGAAGGGTGAAAGGGTTTCGTGGGACAAACCGTTTTCTAATGGGTTGTTGATGCCCCCTGCTCACCCTCATTGTCGTTGCACTGCGACACCGATTGTGCCTACGTTAGATGAGTTGCGGGCCATGGTTCAGGCTAAGGGTGTGTCCCCTGTGTCGTCTGACCCGTTTGGGTTTGCGTTGCAGGCTGAGCAACTGGTTCAGAAGCACGGCGACCCCTCACGCCCTAACTACGCTCAGATGCACCCGAATAGTCCTGCGGTCAATGGCGGGTTTTCACGCCGAACCATCACTAAGGACGATGTTCGTGCCCAACTGGAAAACTATTTTGCCGAAAGTGACTCTGACTTCCGCGAATACTGGGTTGAAAAACTTTTACCTGTTTTGAGTGGGGAACGGTATTTCCCTCAGGACGTTGCTGGAGTTTTGAGAGAAGAAACTGTCCATGACCGTAACTTTTATCATGTTGGCGATGACGTTTGGGCCAAGACAAGGCAGGACGGCTCACCTTTAGACGTTGTTTTTTCTAAACGCTGCGGACTCACCGATGAACAAAAGCAAGAAGCGGCTAGTTTTGCTAATGAACTTGACAGCAAGGCTGACCTTGGGGACATGTCGTCTGAGGGTGGCTTGACTGTCCGTGTAAACAATGAGGATTTTGTTGAAAAACCAAACGTACTTGGTTTTGTTGGGCGTGAAGTTGACGGCAAAGGTGGAAATGTTATGTCAGTAAATGCTAATGCTTGGTCAAAGGAAAAAAAATCAAATCGCCGCCTTACGGGTGAAGAGTTTATTGAAATAAGACAAGGTGACATTGGGCGCACTGTAAACATGCCCGTTTGCATGGATGTTCCCGTCTGGAAATACACCATGGCCCACGAGTGGGGTCACATGTTTGACAATCGTTCTTACATGGAGCAACAAGACCAATACATAAGCCCTAAAGCCAAAGCAAAAAACATGAGCGCCTACGGCAGGAGTAGCCCCCGTGAGGCTTACGCCGAGGCCTTTGCCCAATACTTCCTAACAGGTGGCTCCATCAAACTGTCCACAGTCAAGTGGTATGCTGAACAAAACGCTTGGGGAAGTACGGTGAAACTATGAGTGACGATGGACGCACCCTCATTTTTGAGGATTTTGAGCGAGGCTATCCAACAATCTACAAGAACGTCCCAGCGCTGGCTGTGGCTATCGGTGGGAAATACTTGGCTGATGTGTTAGCCACGATGACCCCTGAGCCTCTTGAAGAGCCCAGTGACCAAGCGAAGGGTGCCAAGATTTTGGATGCTTACTTGGCGACGAAGGCTGACCAAGCGAAGTAAGATTGCCCAATGATTGTTTCATTTGGTGCTGGTGTGCTGAAACACCTACCGGGCCAACACGACCAATCTAGCCACGGCGGTGGTGGCAAGGGTGCTCAGGGCACCACCAGTGAGTTGTCCGATGATGAAATCCGCGATGTGATTTACGGCTCAAAAACAATCAACGAGATGTATGCCAACATTGCGAAGCGCCAAGGCAAAAGCATGAAACCGTCCGTGGCTTTACTGTCTGCCGATGAAGTCACTCATTACCGTGGCGTGCAGTTCGTGGAGAGGGACGCACAGCGCCTCCTTGACGGCAAAATCAGGCGTTTTGAGCACGCAACGTGGGGTCAGGGGATTTACCTTGCCTCCGATAAGGACATTGCGTCCAACTACGGAACCCTAATCGGTGTGAGATTAGACGCGAGCGCAAAACTGGTTCAGGGTGAAACAACGTGGGACAGCGCCTTTGATGTGAGTTACGACAACCCTCGCGCCAGAACCATGACGACCACGAGTTCCAGTTTCATAGATTTTGACAGGTTGACCGCGCGTGTGAGGTCTGGGCAGATGGAAGATTTTTCCGTGTCAGACCTGCGTAACGTGTATTGGGCTGGTAAGGGCTATGACGGACTCACAATCCATGGGGAAACAGCCTTATTCAACGGGAGCAAACTCACCGTCAATAGCGCCGATGTTGGTAACGCTGTCCAAAAGCACCTTCCCAGCCAACACGACCAATCTACGCATGGTTCTGGGGCGGGTTCAGGTTCTCCTAAACTAACAATCCTTGGTAAAAACGATGGCTTGAACGAGTATTTCAACGAAAACAGTCGGGTGGTTCGTTTTCAGCCTGAAGGAAAAGAACCAAAAGATTATGTTTTGTATGCACGAGAAAAGTTTGTCGTTGTCTTAGAAAAGCCAACCGATGGAACAACGATAGATGGTTATTCTGAAGGAAAAGGTGAGGAAATAGGTCACCTAGACATTGTTGGGCCTATGGAGGGATACAACCCTTGGCGTAGTTCCGCTAAAAACGATACAAAGGCAACTATTACGGAGGCGGCGGTAAGGTCTGCTCATCAACGCCGTGGTTTGGCTTCAGCGATGCTTCGTTTCCATAGAGATTTGTACCCTGAGTTAGATGTGCAACACTCAGAAACGCTTCTTCCCGAGGGTAAAGCATGGGCTGAAGTGGCAAAACACCTACCCGGTCAGCATGACCAATCTAGCCATGGTCGTAAGGGTGGGGGCCAAGCCGGTTGGGAACATTTTGAGGACACCACGGCGGACAACATCCCTGTGTCAGATGTTTTTGTCAGAGAGTTTGGTCAGGGGATGCTTGTTGTTGCGTTTGAGGACAGCGACCCCGAGTTTGGCTTAGATGCTGAGGGCCAGAAACGGGTGCTGAAGTGGATTGAGGAAACCCAAGCCGTAGCGCCCATTGTTGGTGAGCCTTTCTTGCCTAGTGCAGAACTAATGGATGCCAACTTGGTGAGCGCACTGATGGCTGGGGATGCCCGAAATGTGATGGTTGTTGTTGATGACGCAGGGTTTGAGGATGTTCCTGCGGGGGCCATGGGGTACACGGCTGTAACTCGGCAGGGTGCGATGCGTGACACGGTAATCCACATCCGTCAAGAGTTTTTGGTACGAGCCCAAGGTGACTCAATCGCGCGTGCAGGGTTAGACCCTAGTAACTTTATGCCCACTGGTCGCACAAGTGCCGCTGGTAAGTACGTCATCACGCACGAGTGGGGTCACGCCCATGACATGAACAATGAAAGCACTTCTGCCAAACATTTGCGGGACGTTTGGGACATAGATGATGGTCGTGGCAACGCTGGTGGAGGGATGAGCAGTTATGGTATGAGCGACCCCCGTGAGGCTTACGCCGAGGCCTTTACCCAACATTTTTTGCCACCTTCAACGACAAGTATGCCGAAGTCTAAGCGTAACAAGGCAACGGAACTGTACGCTGAGTGGAACAACTGGGGAGCAGTTGCCAAGGGGGTGGCCCCGAAGGGGACGCTAACCTACCCAGCGGACATGCTGACTGTGGTTATTTATGACACGTTCAAGGACGCCCCAATCATCAGGCGGGATGTTCCTTACGGTGTCCACCCCACACCTGTTGCCAAGCATGGCGACCCGAGCCGTGCGAACTACGCCTCCCAACACCCGAACTCTCGTGGTGGTGGGTTTGCCCGCAACTTGACGGCTATCCGCTCTGGTAGGAAAGTGACGGTCAACCCTGAGGACGTTGAACCGATGCTGGAGTTGATGTCACAGGGCTCAGACCAGCCGAACTTGACGTTGTTGAGCGTGAAAGGCATGGAGGGGGAAACCTTTGACACAGACAACCTTGGGTTAGACCGCTCTCAGATGCCACAGGTGCCCTCCCAGATGAAGGCACAGTTCATAGCGGACATGGAAGCCCAAGGCGTTGGTATGAAGCGCTCAGAGCGCAACCCAATCGGTCTGAAGCCTATTCAGGGTGAGATTAGTGGGCGCTCCGCTGGGTTCATCATGCAAAATGAGAAGAAAGACCGAAAAGTCACCGATGCTGCACGAGTCCTTGTCACCCGAGATGGGTGGATTTTGGATGGTCACCACCGCTGGGCTGGCTCGGTTGCCCTTGAACTAGCCGGTCACGGTCACAGCCTGCCTGTCCTCATCCTTGACCAAGACCTCGGTTTCGCCATGGACACGGTTCGTCAATGGGGTGAGGCCAACAATGTGCAATCCCTTGACCTTGGTGAGCGCAACAAAAAATCGGACTTGTCTAAGACGTTGGTGACGTTTGCCGCTGGTGTGTTGAAGCATGGCGACCCTTCACGCCCGAACTATGCCGCGTTGCACCCGAACTCCCCGCAAGTAGTTGAAACCACCTATGTCAGCGAAAGCGATGGCAACACCTACCCAATCCCCAACCCTGACTCAGGTGACGTTTTGGATGCCCTACTACTTCACTCTTTGGCCCCAAACGCTTCGGACATCCCAGCGGATGAAGAGTTGCGAAAGACGATAGCCAAAGACATGGTGGCAACGAACATTGAAAAAGGGATGTCAGATGTTTCCACACAAGACTTAGCCGCCGCATCCCTCGCCGACCAATACAAAGGACTTCGTGAGGAACAAAAAGGTGCCTACGGTCGTTTACCACCCCACGACGGTGACTACACGGAAAACGATGATGGTCAGTATTTCAACTCTGCTGGGGAGGAGTTTTATCCGGCAGTACCAGCGAACCTGACAGTGTTTTTTGCTGAAGATGGGTCACTGAAACCTGATGCCCCTGATTTCACCATTGAAGAAGATGGCTCTTTGATGGCTGTTTTGCCTGACCTGTTTGAGGACTCGTTCAGCCCAAACACACCAGAAGGTGAAACGGCGTTACGCAAAACTTGTGTGAGCAAGTTGGTCAAGAACTGGGCTGGTACTTCTAACAACGCAAATAATGTATCTTTGGTTATGCAAGAGGCTGCTAAAAAAGAGTTCGGTCTTGGCGAGGCTGAAGAGTGGACGGGAACAGGTTGGAAACCAGAAGAAGTTGATGCTTTGTTTGCCAAGCATGGCCCCGTGTACCAAAAGTTTTTGCGAACCCAATACAACAACACGCAAAAGTTTTTTTCAGACCACAATCTTACAGAAGTTGTTGCCTTCCGTGGTCGCAAAGACAAAACTGGTTCGCGGGAAAGCGCAAAACTAACGATGCGCCCTTTATCTTCATGGAGTTACAAAAAAAGCGTAGCCGTCCAGTTTGCTAATGGGTCAGAAGAGCGGAGTTGGAAGGGAACACTTTTTACCGCCACCATCCCAGTGGCAAACATTTTGTCTCTTCCAACAACAGGTATGGGTTGCCTAAATGAGCAAGAACTGGTTCTCATTGGAAGACCTGTCATTGGGAGGGCGCAGTGAACATTGACGACACCCTTGAAAACGCTGACTGGATAAAGCAGTTGCGCTGGGATTTGCCCACCACTGAGCAGGGCATGATTTTTTTGTATGGCGAAAACTGGCTTGAAAAAGTTTCTAAGTGGCCTTCTTGGAGCATGGCCCCTGAGTCGTTGAAAACTGTTGCCAAGCACGGTGACCCTTCCAGACCGAACTACGCATCGTTGCACCCTGACAGCCCAGCGCTTGCTGGTGGTGGTTGGACGAAGCGCACGGTCACTAGGCAAGATGTGTATGACCAAGTTTTTCAGGAAACTGGGAACAAGGTTTTTAGCCGTCACGTTTCTGGTTTAGGCGGTGTTATTACGGACGAAGACGGTAAAAAAATCTCAGCAATAGAGCAAGACATCAACTGGTCTCGTGACCACAGCGAAAATGTTCGCTTGAAAAAGTCCGGTGCGGCTATTCACCAAGTTGGTGATGAGGTTTGGAGTAGAACACTTGCTGACGGCCTGCACCTAGAAGTTGCTTTTGGAACAGACGCAAAAAACATTTCTGAGCAACAACGCAAAGAGTTGATGGAAGACGTTGACTGGTTGCAATCAAACTTTCCAGCGCGACCCCGTGGTGGTAACGGTAAAGGCTCTATGAGTATTCGGGTTTCCTCGGATGCTTTTACTGGTGATGGTTACAAAAACGCTGGTGGCTGGGCCATGTTGGGTAGTGACAGTGGTGCTGGGATGCTGGCTCTGAACCCTTCCGAGTTCATTGGCAACTACGAGACGGGCGGAGGTTACAGACGCGCTTTGGTGCATGAGTGGGGTCACACCATAGACATGCGGAACACTCTTCGTGAGACAGTGCCAAGCCACGAACTATGGGGTAGTAACGACAGTGACATGAGTAAGTATGGCAAGACAAACACATGGGAGGGTTGGGCTGAAGCCTTTAGAGACCATGTAGTGAGTGGTGGAAAATCTGATAAAAAGTCAACCCGATGGTTTGTGCAAGAGTTCGGGTGGAAAACAGATTTCGCTCCTATGCCAAATCACTCTGGCATTGGGCCACCACCTAACCGCAATCGCACAACCACTTCCAAAAGTGTTTCAGTTATTTCACTTAGCGCTGGTGTGTTGAAGCATGGAACACCGGGTGAGCGCGGTTACGCACAAAAACACCCAACTGGTGGGACACAGCGTAAAGGGTTCCGCACGGCTACCGCATCAGACAGGGAACGCATTTTGCGTGACCATGGTTACAAGGTTCCTGAGCATTGGGTTGACGTTCTTGTACCCGAGGGTGAAAGCCACCTCGTGGTCAAGGGGCAGGATGCTAAGCATGAGTGGCACCACGTTTACAACCAAGAGTGGAAAGAACAGCAAGCAGCCAGTAAGTTCAAGCGCACCAAAGAACTACACAAAAAGATGCCACAACTTGACCAAGCGCTGGCAAAAGACCTGCCAAAGGGTTCAGAGGATGCCATGGTCGTTGCCATCATGCGGAACACTGGTTGCCGAGTTGGTCAGGAGTCCGCTGTGCAGGGTCGCCTAGTTCGGGACGCCACCTATGGGGCTTCCACACTGAGGGCCAAGCATGTCAAAACCACCCCAACTGGGTCAGTGATTTTGGACTTCCTTGGCAAGGACAAGGTGAAGCAACACTACGTCATCAAAGACCCCGTGCTGGCTAAAGCCATTGAAAAGCAGAAAAAGGGCAAATCGGGCAACGACAAAATGTTCCCGAACTCCACCGACTCCACTTCAGTTGCCTACCTAAGGCGCGTCACAGGGCTCCCCAAGGTCAAAAACCACGACCTGAGAACCCACAAGGCCAACGCTGTTGCAATCCTCCTGACGAAGGGTAAGCGTAGGCCAGCCACGTTCAAGGATTACAAGAAACGCCGGTTCGCTGTTGGGGACGCTGTTGCCAAGCAACTAGGAAACACCCGTGCGGTAGCATTGAGTACCTACATCAACCCCGTGGTATTTGAGCCGTGGATGCGCCCAGAGTGGATTGGCAAGAAATGACCGAGCCCGAAGAGCAACCCGAATACACCCTTGCCGAGTTAGACAACGCCATGGACAACTTTTTTGCATACAACGATTTCACAACCACCTACCCTGAGCCAGACTTCATGCCAGCGGTGATGCCAGAGGATGACGAAGAATAGCGCTTAGATGTCGGCACGGTAGGGGATAATGGCGGGATGCCTAACCTTGAAGAGTTGCAACTAGCCCACGACAACCTGCACAAGGCTTACCCTGAGCCTGATGGCGCGGTGGTGGAAGCGCACCACATCCTCGCCCATCAAATGGACGAGTTGGGCCACACTCACCCAGATGAGGGTGTGTGGACTGAAACGGCTGTTGAAATCAACCGAACCCCTGTTTCTGTGGGGGATGAGATTGACCTTGACCTCCCTGAAGAGGTTTTAGAGGACTTGCACAAGGCAATCACGCAAGACAGTGATGTTGTTCTTTACATGACGGCTTACGGTCACCAGTTGCGTGTTGAACCAGTTGACAAGGGTTTAGAAATCACCGAAGAGTTGACTGACAAACAAATGCAAGCCCTGTTTTCAACAAACAAGGCCGTTCTTCACGAACATGGCGAAACACTCGTGCCTGAGGAACAGGCCCTACACGATGCCCTCCTGAGCGTGACTAACGAGTATGGCAAGTTCAACCAAGACATGACAGGTGTTTGGGCAGGGTACGACAGCGCCAGAAACAACAAACAAGCGTCCATGGGTGTGAACTGCCAGAACTGTGCGCTTTACGCCGGTGATGGTGTTTGCACAATCATCAGTTTGCCCGTGGAGCCGATGGGTAAGTGTCGCTTCGCCATCATCCCAGATTATTTGATTGTCACCCCAGACAAACAACCCGAGTTGGCTAACAAGGCTGTTGACATGGCTGAGATTGACGACCAGAACCGTTTTACCCTTGGCCCGTGGTACATCCCTGACATGCTGGACGCCCACGAAGAGTGGACGGATGCACAAACTTTGCAAGAAGCCGCTTGGGGTTATGTTCGCGGTGGTGACCGTGCTATCCGCCTACAACACAACCGCGACATTGTGGCTGGTGAGTGGGTAGAAATCATGCAAATGCCTTTCCCAATCACCGCCCCAATCACTGCACCAGACGGAACCGACACCGAACACACTTACCCCGCTGGGACAGTTTTCCTTGGTGTGATTTGGGAACCGTGGGCTTGGGAACTGGTCAAGGCCGGTGAACTGCGTGGTTACAGTGTTGGTGGTAAGGCTGAACGTATTTTGGCTGACATCAACGAAGACGCTGTTGGTAAAGCGTTAGAGGATGTCCTGAAGCACCCGGGCCACCCTGACCAAAAAGTTCACGGACGTAAGGGCATCACTTCGTCTTCTGCTGAGACAGCACTTTTCGGTGACAATAAGAACGGGTTAGCCCACGCACGCATCCCAAAGCGCGAAATCAAACTTGAATACTCCGATGGGTATGACCGCGGCTTGCAAGCATTGAACGACTCTAAGGCTGGGGGCGACATCCAAACCCAAATCACGGAGGCTAAGTCCATTTTCCGTGACGAAGTGGCCTTGTTGCAAGTTGAGCCACCTCGCACAACTGCTGGTGAAGTGTTGGCTGCTAACGCAGTGAACCTGAGCGGTTTTGTTGATGGTGCTTCCGGTACAAAGCGCCGTTACAGGCAACCAATGTTTGGTGGTGACATCCTTGGTCGTTACACACTGTCCACAGCGGACATCCAAAAACACGGCGACCCTTCACGACCAAACTACGCAGCCCAACACCCAAACAGCCCAGCGCTGGCATCTGGTGGTGGGTACAAGGCGAAGCCTGCTGGTGGCAAGGGCGGAACCGTCCCCATTAGCGATGCAGATTTCAAGGCTTTGGGCAACCCCGAAACGTCTTATTGTGGCAAGTTTGTTATTGGTCAAAACCCAGACGGCTCCCCCATTTTTACCCCTGAACGCCAAGCCTTACACGACAAGATTGTTGCTGAGGCCCTAGCCGATGGTAAAACCACGGATAACCCAGAGTTCTTGCTGATGGGTGGTGGTTCTGGGGCGGGTAAGTCAACTATCTTGAAGGCTGGAAACGGTAAGAAAAAAATCCGTGGAGGCAAAATCCCCGAGGCCGTGGTGGATAAGCCTGAAAACGCGGTAACCATTGACCCTGACGCAGTGAAAACAAAACTACCTGAGTACCAAGTGGCAACACAATCAGGAAACACTGGGGACTGGAAGCCAGCAGCGCACTTGTCCCACGAAGAGTCCTCGTACATCGCTAAACGAATACAAGCGGGCGCCCTTGACATGCAAACAAATGTTGTTTTGGATGGAACTGGTGACTCTTCGCAGAAAAGCCTGCTAGGAAAAGTTGCTACGGCTCGTAGCAGGGGCTACACGGTGCGTGGTGTTTATGTTTCGTGCCCCACTCGGACTGCTGTGACTCGTGCCAAGAGACGAGCCGAACAAACTAAGCGGTACGTTCCAGAGTTTGTTATTGAACGCATCCACCGAGAAGTTTCTAACCTTGTTCCAGATGTTGCTGACCAGTTTGACTCCTTTGAGTTGTGGGACACCAGTGGTGGTAAGCCAATCAGAACCGCCAGCACAACTTTTGGTAAGCCGATTACAGTTCACAGTGCTTACCGTTGGGGCCAGTTCGTGGATAAGGCAAGGAAGGGAACTGTTAGCAAAGCGATTTTAGACCCGATGGGTGTGAAGCGTTTGGGCAGGATTTGTATTTTTATTGCCTCAGGTTTGACAAAAAAAGATTTTGGTGCGCTCACCGAGGAAGAGTCATCGGCTTGGGATGTTTTGGTTGAAGAAATCGCCCAAATGGATGCTGATGGTTACGGCATTGAGGTTCCATCTGAGTGGGAAGACATTGAAATGGGGGAGGTTACCAAGCACGGTGACCCTTCACGACCAAACTATGGTTCCCAGCATCCCAGTAGCATCTCAGGACGGTCAAAGGCTTCACAAACAAGTAAGCGCCCTTACAGCCCAGCAGCGTTGCGAGCCGCTATCAACCTTGTTGCCCGTGGTAAAGCCGTTGAGCCTGCGGTGACTAAGGAAATGACTGACCTTGCTTCTAAAAATGGTGGGGAAATGGTGGGTTTGTCTAATCGCATGAAGGGTGAGGACTCACTGGCTGGAAAAATCCAATCCGATGCGACCAAGGAACATGGCGGAAATGTTGACGCCGCCGCCGCAAAAATCTCGGATAGCGTTCGTTACACAATGTCTTTTCCTGCCGAAACTTACACTGCTGGGGTGCAAAACACTTTGGCTGAGTTGGAGTCCAAAGGGTACACGGCTCGGACAAAAAACTTTTGGGTCAAGGGTGACCCTTACAACGGTATCAACGTGGCCCTAACTTCACCTGATGGTTTTCCTGTTGAGTTGCAGTTCCACACCCCTGAAACTCTCCGCACAAAAACTAGAACCCACGCGGACTACGAGCAGTACCGTAATCCTAAGGCTCCACTTGAAACTAAGCGTTTCCTGTATGATAAAATGGCTGGAGTTGCGGATGCAATCAAGTTCCCAACTGGTGCGCTGTTGAGCATCGGGGAACCAAAAATCCAACCGCGACCGTAAAGAGGAGTTATGAAGGCACGCTATTTTGTGAACCGCCCCGAGGGTGACAGCGCGGTAACTACACGCTTGCGCTGGAACCTTGATTTGATGCAGATTGAAGAGTTAGTCAACGGTGTTTACACCAAGGCCAGTCAACAGGACGATGATTACTGGACTGAAAAAATCCTCTTTGGCGGACAATGGTTGGAAGAAATCACTGCTGACGTAGCCGGTACTTAGGCCCTAGCGGTGTAATCTGTTCCCATGGATACCGAATACTTTCTGTACCGAAGGTCAGGGGTTCCAAACTTTGTGCCCGTGTTGTTGCGTTACACCCGCGAAACTGTTGTAGTTGACCGTATGGTTGCTGAAAAGTGGGAACCAGATTTGAGTAACTACTTTTTGAGAAAAGTTTTGTTGGGCGACAGCGATTTGACCTTGCTTGATTATGAAGAGTTGGCGGTTCTGTGAGCGAGCATCCCCCGATTATTCAACAGTGGATTGAGCAACTGTTGTCCCCAGAGTTCTCTGCGATGCTGGAAGCAATCCCTTACGAGCAGATTGACGTCCGCTTGTCGGCTTCCAAGGGGAAGGCCCGTAAGAACCCTGTCATCATCTTGAACGGCGGAACCACGCCTAGCCAGTTTTAGGGCTGGTCGTCATGTGGTGGTCTTTTGCGCTCGCGCTCGGGAGCATTTTTGGGATTTGGTTGGTTACCCGCAGACCCAAGTTCGGCTGGTATTGGTGTTTCGGCATGGAGGGGCTGTGGATTTTGTGGGGTGCGCTGACTAGGCAGTGGGGGATTTTGGCTTTGTGTTGCTGTTATGCGTTCATTTATGTGCATAACGCTGTGAAGGGGTCAGTACGACCCGCCCCCAGCGATGCTCATGGCGAACAGAACAAATGCGATGAGTGTGAGCGCGAACATGGTTCGCACAATGCTTCTAAGTAGCATCTGGTTGCCCCTCTAGTTGTTGTTCCAGTTGTGAGATGAGCAGTTCGCGTTGTCGTTGGGTTACGGCTGAGCCGTCTCCACCACAAGCCCTGCAAAAGGTTTGTCCACCGTCTAGCCAGTAGGGTGAGGCTCCTGAGCCCCAGCACTCTCCGCACATGCCGTGTTGTTGGGCGTGGATGTCTGTTGCTAGTCCTTCCCATCCGCAGGTGCAGTGCCCGTAGTTGCCTTTGGGGGTGAGGAAGTGTTCTGGGTCAATCATGGTTTGCCTTCCATTGGGTGCCAGATACCCCCCAACCGTAGCACACTGGTGTTAGGGGGTAGTGGATTTAGTCGCAGTTTCCACGAGGCACGGGCTGGGCATCGCCAACCTGTGCAACCACGTTCTCGTAGTATTCCTGACTGAAGGGCAAGGTGGAGTAGTCCTTGGGGAGAACCCCGTTCACCCTGCCGGAGCGCTCAACTACCGCAAAGTGCCCTGTCTGAGTCTCAACGTAGTACGTCCCGTTGTCTCCGTTGTCGGTGTCCAGTTCTTCCAGAACCCCCACATCAACCTTTGTGGTTTCTCCGAAGAAGTTTTGGATGACCTTGGCGACACCCTCGGCCTGCTCGTACTTGCTGAGCAATCCTGAGTAGCCCCACACGGACGCTACTTCAAGGAACGCTTGGACACTCTCAAATCCACCGTTCCAGTGGACATAAACTGCTGGTGACTCCGGCTTGGTGCCGAAGGCGATTACTGCTCGGTTTCCCATTTTGTTTCCCTCCCTTTCCTTCAGTTCTATTGTACCACACCATGGTTAGGGGAGAGACCAAGGGTTTGCGCTGGCAAGCGCATTGGTCTCAAAGCCAAGGTCTGCCCCCAGCGTTTGGGCGCACTCCCCGTAGTATTGAACCAGTTCCCAGTTTTCAGCCTCTAGGGCCTGAGCGAGTAGTTGCAACTGGTAACGCAACTCTGTTGACTTCTTCTTGATGGCACTTTTGGTCACCCGCTCGGTGCCATACCCTTGGTTGACTCCGTATTTGTAACTCATGCTTCCACCTCCTCTCTCTCCCTTACGGTGTAAGCATACCACACCGTGGTTAGCAAGTCAGTAGGACACGAAGTATTCTTCAACCTCGTGCAACTTTGCTTCCAAGAACTCCACCTGCTCGGGGCTCAAACCCAAGGTCTCGCCCTCTTCATCAGTGCCACCAGTGAAGATGACCGTCCCGACCACGATGTCAACCAAGGGGCCGTTCAAGTCAGTTCCGTATTCTTCCTGCATCAAGATGGTGCCGAAGGCGTTGACATAACCGACTTCAGCCAACTTGCCCTCTTCGTCCACCCACATGTCAATGCCGACCGAGGGCAAACTCACGCACTCAATGTATCCACCGACTGCCTTGCTGATGACCCCGTAGGACTCACCAATGGTAAACTTCTCGTAGAAGCCAACCGCTTCAGAGCCTTCTGCATGTGGCGGTACTCTGACCGCGATTTGTTCTCCGCCAAAAACGGGAACCGTGAACATTTTCTTTTCCATGTCCCTCCCCTTCCTTTCAGTTGAAGCATACCACACCATGGTTAGGGGCCTGTCAGCGACTCGCTCGGATACACCATTTCCCCAGACTCAATGTCCTCACGAACGTGCTGTTCGCTCCACAGGGGCTCAACATCCAAGACCCTATGGAAAGGGAAGCAATCCAGCCGTAAACCGTCCACAAGCCACTCACAGCCCTCGTCACCCCACTCCCAGAGCCCCCGAACCAACGGAAACTCAACCAAGGGGTTGAACTGGCGAGCCGTAACGTCAATGACGACCTCTTCAGCCTCCACCCAAACCGCCCAATGCTCACGGCGCGGATAGTCCAAACCAGTCATCCTGATTTGACTAGCCTCAACACCCTCAGAACGCAAGAACTCAGCCAGTTTCTCAGAGGCTATGGCGCACTTGCCCCAAGCGTGAGATGGCACGGCTAGGTCAGTGTTGCCACTGCACCAGCGCTCAACCAGTTCGGTCAGCATCGGCCCTCACACAATGGAGTAGTAGGGGTCTGTGTAGTCCAGCGCCACACCGATACGCAGTCGGGACTCACCGTTGCTGTATCCGACATAGTTGGTGCTGGGGTCATCTACCCACGTTTTGGTGAACACCTCGCGGTACACACCGTGGGGGTAGTAAGTGTCAACGTGGATTTCGCTAACTTCACCCTTGGTTTTCACTACCTTGGCGATGATTGCCGATTTTAGGCTGGTGCTGACCAGCGATACTCGGGTCACATCTACGCCCTTGAAAGGCTTTTTGTCAGTGAACCCTGCTGGAAACATGTTTTTCATTTTCTCTCTCTCCCTCCGGTCTTATGATACCACACCGTGGTTAGGCGCTAGGCTCAGGCGTGCTTTCCAGCAAGGTCACCTCAACGATGTGCAGGGGTGCGCTGGTGTATTTCTTTTCATCTGACAAAGCCCTCTTAGCGAGTTTTTCGCTACCAGCCCAGCGGACTACATAACCGCAATCTCCACCGACTACAACTGCGTGAGTGTAGATGTGGGTTTTGCTGTTGCGCTCGCTGGTCACTCCGTCTGCGTGGGTCACAATGTGTTTGTTCATGTTTTCCCCTTAGATGCCGTAATACTCAACTTCTCCCGCAATCGCCTCTGCAAGCGCGGTGATTACTTTTTGTTGCTCAGCGATAAGCGCACTGAGTTTTTCAATCGCTTCCACGGTCGCTACTGTTTGCTTCGCGTGGGTTCCCGTAAACTTTGCCATGTTCCCTCCCCTCTCTTTCAATCAAATCGTACCACACCGTGGTTAGGGGCTTGACACTACCCCTTTGATTACTTACTGGTCAGTCCATCCGTGACTGACCGTAAGCCTTGACTCCAGCCTGCTGACACACTTGCGCGTAAGCATCGGCGTAAGCCTCTTTGATTTCCATGGACTGGGTGTTCAGCACTGGGTGTTGGCCTCCAATCCACACACTTACACCGCCTCCGTAGTGGTACTTAGCGTGACCGTTTTTCAACAGCCACCCTCCGAAGCCTCGCCCCGTAGTCCAGACCCAAGCGAACCCACACGTTCCGCTCGGGACGATGTAGGTCTGTTCGGTGTAGTCAATGTCATTACCGAACGGGCGGGTTGGTGTTCCGACAATCATTGGTGTCGGGACTTTTGCCAGCGCTGCGGTGATGCCCGCCTGATGCGCCTTTTCGTGGAGCGCTTGCCACTTTTGTGCAGTGGCGGTTGTCTTGGTTGTCATGTTGCCTCCCTCTCTGACATCTGAAGGATAGCACACCGTAGTTAGGGACTGTTAGACCCCCCCCTCTAACGCCTAACCGTGGTGTGCTACCCTAAGGGTGTTGGAGGGAGGTGAGAACATGACTTACAAATACGTTTACACCGTTGAAATCAAAGGCAAGGGTGTCATCCCGTTTGAGTTCGCTACGAAGGCTGAGGCTTTCGCTTTCGGCTCGGCCTCGTTTACGCCCTACACCGTTTCCAAGATTGTGGTGAAGGTGGCTGAACCAGCCCCCGCTGTCTGACCACTAACCAAGGTGTGGTATCCTAAAACCGAAAGGGAGGGAAGACATGGAAAAGACAATCAAGTTCACCAAGTCCGGTGTCGTGACCACGGTTTACGTTGAACACGGCTTCACCGAGAACGTCGTAATCACCTCGTCCAAGATTGACGAGATTGGCACGGTCACCCCAGCCAGTGGCGCTGAAGGATTTCACGAAACTGCGACTGGCTTTGAGGCTGTAATCACCAGCGCCACCTACACGGGTGACCACTGGAAAAAGGGCTGGTTCAGGACTTTCGGTGAAGCAGTCGGACACATCGTCGCTCACTCTGGAGCGTTGACCGAATAAGGGGAGGTACCAATGCCTAAGATTTCATACTGTGGCAAGTCTGCCGAAGAGAAGTTCATCCCGTTGAACGGGTTGAGCAAGGAACTAAAACGCATCAAGGCCAGTAAGCGATTTCGCGCTGTCCTGTTGGAGCATCCCGCGACTACTATCAAAGAGACTCACTGGGGCTCATGGCCTACGTTCACGGTCTCTCCGAGACAGAGCCGGAACACGTTAGGTTCTTACTACCGAGGACAGAGCAAGATTGTCCTCTACCCAACTACCAAGATTGTGAACGGGAAAACGGTAGTCGGTTTTCACCAGTCCACGATTATCCACGAACTGGCGCACCACACCGCCTTCAAGCGTAAGGCTGGTACGAACTGGTTTGATAGGGCTCACGGCGCTGGGTTCAACACCGCGTACTTGGAGTTGACCAAAGCAATCGCTGGGGTTCAGGCTTACAAACTGCTGAAAACCGAGATGGCTGAGTTGAACTTGAAGATGGTCAACGCTGGGGGTAAGCGCGTCAAAGTCCGAGCGGTCAAGGTGGCGCCTAGCAAAGTGTTAGCCGTTGCCTGACCACTAACAGTGGTGTGGTACGATTGAACCGAAGGGAGGGAAGACATGAAAATCGCAATCAACAAAAAGCCCGTCACCGCAATAGCCGTCCACCCGAAAACTGGGCAACGGTTTGTTGAGACATTTGAGGTGAACACCGCGTTCACAGCAACGGAGGATGAATACGGGAGCATTGAAGTGCGAGTGCGAGAGATGCCTCTGTTTGTGCAGTATTACAGTCCAGACAACTTTGCACTGGCCTTTACTACCGTCTAATCAAACAACAAGGGGAGGGAAAACATGAGCCAAGTATCAGAAACAATCAAGAGCCAAATCGGCATGATGACCATTTTGTCAGTCTCCGGCGGGCGAGTCCTGCACAGCGAAACTGGGGTAGTCCTGCCAGTGTCCAACGGGTACCAAGTGCGCGTTGAATACGATGCGGGCTGGGATGCCTACACAGTGACCCGCGAGTTCAAGCGGGGAGCAAAGA